TGTTGTTGACGATGATTACAACATCATCCAACGCCCGCCTACTAAGATTTTCAATGCACACGAAAAGAAGGCACCGCGCTTGTTAGTGACTAAGCCCTGCACAGCCTCAGAAAAGATTAACGGATTTATGGGTTGCGCAACAATACATAAGAATGAATTGTTCGTATCTACAACAGGATCAATTGCGTCTGATTTTGCAGACCTTGCGGAACATCATATTATGATGTTGGCATGGTTTAAGATGAATCCGGACTTGTCTTACACATTTGAAATATGCGATCCCACCGATCCGCACATCGTGCCAGAAGTATATGGAGCATATTTGTTAGGTGCTCGCTATAAGACTTGGGACGCCGATCAACATGCATTGACTGAAACAGAACTAGATGCAGAGGCAGATAAATTAGGATGCAGACGTCCAAACTGGCACCGTTACGATACTTATGCTAAATTGAAAGAGGAAGCTCGCACAGTGAAGCATGAAGGATTTGTAGTATGGGACGACTTTGGAAACGAAATTAAAATCAAGTCTCCATATTACCTAGCTACTAAATTTTTAGGACGCAAGACTGAAAAGCGGTTGAACGAAATCTTAGATGATACGCGAGCTGCAAAACAGATTCTAGACGAAGAGTATTATATCGTGTTGGATCATTTAGCAGAGAACAAGGATGCATTTATGGTGTTGACTGAGCAGGAACGTTTTGCATATTTGCGAGACTTTTTCGACCGCGAGGTTCTAACATGATTAGCAATATTGAAAGGCTGGCAATTATCTTAGAGCGCGATGATGAACATTTTGAAATCGTTAAGGAGCAAATTGCCAAGCTTGAGTCTAAAATGAAAGCTATGCTTTTACAGCAGGCCGAGTACGAAGCGCACGATTGGAATAGGTTGGATGATCTGACCTACTCCTTTGATGGCCGAGCACGGATGAAAGATATTCGCAACGGAAAGTATTTTTATGATAAGTAAACAACTACTAAAGAAGGTTGAAGCTTACGAAATTACAACTCGTGCCGCTAAAGGATTTAATGCGTATGATGTATATACTTTACATTTTAACGTTGAGTGGTGGGAATTTCCGAAGACGAAAAAAATCGAATTCGATCGGAAAACATTCGACATTGATTTAGACACCGGTGCATTTTCTCACAGTCGATCCGAGCTGTCGACAGATTTCCATAAAATGCTTCATAGTCATGTAGCATCTACATTTGGAGTAGAAGTAACTAGTAACAAGAAATGCCCAGTGGTATCGTTGGTGCCGAAGAAAGAGGAAGAAACAGAAGAAACAGAATGAACGAAAGAAAGAACATTTGGGTGACATCTGATCACCACTTTGGGCACAAGAACATTATCCGTTTTTGCGATCGCCCATTTACCGACACGACTCATATGCGTGAGGAAATGATCGAGCGTCATAACTCTGTCGTAAAGTACAGTGATGACGTATACTTCTTAGGCGACTTTGCGTTTGCGAACGAAACGGAAATCTCAGAGATCCTGGTACGAATGAATGGTAACAAGCATTTCATTTTTGGTAATCACGACAGGCAACTGCGTAAGACTAAGATGAAGTTGATCTTAGATCAGTTTGTTTGGATGAAGGACTACCACGAATTGAAGCTGCCGCAACCCGGTCCTGCTCCGATCATCTTATTGCATTATCCTTTGTATACGTGGAATCGTATGCACCACGGAGCATTCCATTTTTACGGACATACACATGGATCCGTTCCGCAAGTAGCAGCAGGCCGAGGACGAGACATCGGAGTCGACACTAACGATTACTATCCGTGGAATATTTGGGACCTTGTTAAGATAATGAGCAAGTGCGAAGTAACTGAACCACGCCATGAGGACGGCAAGAGGAAGTAATGAAAATTCAAAATCTTGTAATTCATAAAATGTTTTACGAAACACAATGGCCGCGGCTTTTGGATATAAACTGCTCAATCCAAGATGCGCACATCCGGCTAAATGGATTCATCGGTTTCAATAAAAAGCGAAAAACCAAATTGTTGCTGCATCTCGGTAAACTAAAAGCACATCGCCAATGGATGTTGAAGAAGCAATTCGGCAATGATGTAATATGGTATCACTCAGAATGCCCGAAAACCGGCCACCTTAAAGGACTAAAAGGGTCCGGCTATAAGGGCGAAGTTAAACAGTACATTTATTGGTACGAAGACGATAAAGGGTACGGTCCTCTCGAAAATTAGAGGTAGCAGTCTGTCCAAAATGGTTGTATAATACACGTATTAAATAATTAAACGGAACAGCAAATGGCTACTCAAATGGCACCCGAAATAAAGCAACGACCTAGCGCAAGACTTCTGAAAGTTGACATTGTAGGTGACGGCACTGACCGTTACGTAGTCACTCCTGTTTGGGCTGACGTCGACCGTCCTGTTTGCGGCAGTTATAGTTGCGGCAACAATCGCACCCTTGCTTACCGCTTGCAACTTGCAATTGAAGAAGGTGCTGTATTTGATGATGTTGAAATCAAAACAGACGTTAACGGCAAAACTTACGTGTCGACCTACCTTACAATTCGTATGCGATGCGCGAATGCTGACCTTAAGGCGATAGGATACTAAAATGAGACTGAAGCCATACAAAACTGCAATTGACCACCGCCTCAACGTTATCCGCAAATGGAGGAAGAATCCTCCCAAGGAGTGGAGTGAGGAATATCTGGCGCAGAACATTGAAGCCTGCATAGAACAAATTAAATACTTACGCGCACATCACATTTCTTGCAGCGACGAAAGCCTGCAAAAAATACAAGACGGCATCGACGCTGAAGCATGAAGTTAGTCGAATCACTTATTGCTAAACTCCAATTTAACTTACAGACAACACCCTGGGTAGGAACTATGGAATTTGAAATCCCTAATACTTGTACCTTTGTTGCAAACAACAACACCGACACCGGCCACGTTTGGACTGTCCGATTTTTCGGCGGCGAGCGATGCACTGTTACCGCAACTACCAACCCTAACAAAACTGTTACTTACCGCATTTTGGAAATCTTTGATTTCTTTTCTACTACTAAAGAGGAAATCGAAGGCATGGTTGCCAACTTTGCAGCTGAAGGAAATTGGGAACAGGAGAAATAGTAATATAATGTCTGAGAATGCAATCAATTTTATAATCGAGGAAGTCTGTCTCACTAAGAAATATTTCTTGATGTTGCAGGAGCAAGAATGGGAATGGCGCCATGATTCCGAATCTGATTTTGTAAGACAGATTCATTATGATTTTAACGGCCACAATTATTACATCCAGCAATTCGGCACTACTACACTGGCTCCGAGAAAGACTTGGTTTTACAGGAACGAGCAATTGCACCGATTAGATGGTCCTGCATTTTATTTCGAAGGAAAAACTGATTGCCAACGTTTTCATTGCGCAGGCCACGAATACCAGGAAAACGAATTTAACTTTTTTGTATTAGGAATGATATCATGAAAATAAATTTCACAGAAGCAGAAGTACTCGCAGAAGTCCGCAAAACATTTGATGAGGACATTTGCCTCGATATGATGGAAGATGCGCAGACCGAACGCACAATCGAAGATGCAGCAAGTCTTATCATTTGCGACAGCGCACTTTGGAATGGTACTTGGTAGTGTTTTCTCTCAGATTCAAAGCAGAGGTTTATATGCTTACCATGGGCGGATTACTTTTTATCCCGATGCTTTTTGTTATGTACTATTAAGCGAAAGGCAAGCAGAGGTGTTAATAAACCGTTGGTCCGACAACTGCTGGAAATTCGCAGAACAATTAGAAAATAGGTAATGCAATGATTACTATTTTGAAAGAGATTACAGATTGGAAATTCACAAACGGCATCTATCATGTTAACGATCATGACCAACTTGTAGGATACCAAGGGCCCAACACTCCGTACAAAGAATTTAAGGAACCAATGAAAGGCTTCAACAGAGGCAGGCGCAAGTTCGAGGAAGTTGGAACCTATGCGGAAGCGCACGAAGAAACAATTATGAAAATTCCATTTGATGGTAGCAATGGTAAGACACATTATGTTATAGTTGAAGATGGAGAATGTCGTTGCACTTGCCCAGGTTGGAAATTCCGCTCACAATGCAAACACGTAGATGACGTAATCAAAAACGGACCATAAGAGATTAGGATGGAGACTTTACTTTTTAAATTAGGACTTATTGTATCTATGCTTTTTCTTGTGTGGGCGGTTACCCGTAACATTAACGTCAAAGTTCGCGCGCCTGAGCGCAGAGGCACAGATTTTTATAAGATTTATAATGCGCTAGAGGATCGGGACGAAACATTGGTTGATCGTAGAGAGCGCGAAAGACGAGAAGAGTTCGAAGACCGAACCGAAACCTTGTTCGGCCCAGAATAATGACAATAGGTAGACAGCGGTGCATGGTGCGGATAGTCCGCGCCATGCTAGAACGTGAGGCCTGGGACGAAGACGAAGACACTCGAAGTGTTTCATGGGAGATGGATGGTAAAAGATATACTGTCGCCCAACTTACTAACTTGGCAACTAGGGATCCTGCTATAATTAAAACTCGGTATTTGCGGGATGGATATTTGCACAGACTAGACGGTCCTGCCGATTGCCTGAAGTTTAGGGAAACAATAATAGATCAATCGTATCATGTTAATGGAACAAGGTACACAGAAGAGGAATTTGAATTCTTTATTAAAGGAATGGTATTATGAACATAGGATTTACAGGAACACAAACAGATATCAACGCAAAGCAATTCGATCGTCTGTTAGGATTGCTTACGATTCTCCGCCCGCATGAGGTGCACCACGGAGATTGCGTAGGCGCGGATGATCGCCTCCATGCAATGGTATGTTGGTTGAACGATGAGAATCCAAACTACCAAATCAACATCCATATCCATCCGCCAATAATCGATACCAAACGCGCATGGTGTGTAGGTGCAGATGAGATGTACGTTCCAAAAGATTATTTGGTTAGGAACCATGATATTGTGGATGCATCCGATATCGTTATTGTTTGCCCTGTAACAAACAAAGAACAGCAACGTAGCGGAACATGGGCGACTTACCGTTACGCAACCAAACTTAGCAAGGAAACTTATTTACTCCTGCCCAACGGAGAAGTAATACATGAAGGTTAAAAAATTAGCGTGGGCTTATTTGATTAAGCATGGCACAACTGCGAAGTGGTCTTATTATGGCGGACACTTCGGAGACTATGGCGATACAGATTCCAAAACCCTTAAGGCATTGCGAGACATTAGCCGCGCTGGGATTGATTGGGAGAAGACCAAAGAACCAACTGATGGTTATGAATCTGCGTTTACAGATACATTCAACGATGCTACAAATGTCATAACACTCGAAGGAACCATTTTTACCAAAGAAGGCAAGAAGTACCATTTTGCAACTGAGTGGGAAGAGCCTCGCAATGTGTTTGCAATGTTTGCGGAATTTGGATGGTTGGATTTCGACGAGATTCTTAAAGAAAAGTGCCTTAACAAAAAAGATGATTAGGATTGATTACAAAGCAGCCCTGATAGATTTCCTTACTCATCACATTCTGTTTGGAATGTATACAGTGACTACTGCCGCCAGCCCGGAAGGCAAAAAGAGGTATATTTTCGGATGGAAGTGGACGTGGCAGCATAAACGCAATGTGCCATGGCACAGGTGCTGGTACTGGAAAAATTCTAGGAAATTCGTTGGTGATCCTTAGGAAATAGAGGTAGACGTTTGTCCAAAATGGTTGTAAAATACACGTATTAAATAATTAAATAGGAACAGCACATGGCGTATATGAGTCAGGAAAACAAGAAAGAGAAGGCCCCTAAACTTCGCGCAATATTTAAGAAGTACGGCCTGAAAGCTTCAATTGCTGTTCGTCATCATTCAACGCTTGTCGTTAACATTCGCACTAGCCCAATTGACTTCATCGGCAACTTTAACGATCTTGCATCTACCAAAGCCGGCCACCGCTTAGAAAAGAGTGATCACCAAAACGTTAACGTTTATTGGGTTGGCGATCATTACACTGGGAAGGCATTGGATTGCTTGCAGGAAATCCTGGACGTTATGAACGACGGCAACTTTAACAAGTCTGACCTGATGAGCGATTATCATCACGTTGGTTGGTACAGCGACATCAACATTGGGCAGTGGAACAAGCCCTACGTAATTGTTGGAAAGAAGGCAACAGTACCTGCAGAAGATACTCGAATCACCAAACAGGATTTAGTCGACCTTAACGCAGGCTTTGTTAATCCTCCCAAGATCGTCAAAGTTGTGCGCGACGAATGGGCCGATTTTCTTACTGCAGGCGGAACATTTTAAGGTAGGATCAGACTACAGATTCGTGTATAATACACGTATTAATTAATTAGGAACACCACATGTCAGCTAAACTTATTCAAGAAATCAGCACAGACAACAGCAAGAATTTCAAAGTCGCTATTATGAAGCGCGAAGCTCTTGCAGGCAATGATCAATTTTTCGAAGGATTGACCCTCGGTCTGCATCCTTTAATCACTTTCGGCGTAAAGCAAATCCCGCAATCAACTGTCGCTATTAGCGATGAACAATTGCTGGAATGGGAAGACTTTGTTTTCCTTTGCGATGAACTCCAGCAACGTAATTTAACAGGTCATGCCGCACGTGATGCGATCCATGACACAATGTTGGCAAGTGGACAAGCACAATGGGACGATTGGTTTCGTCGCATTTTGATGCAAGACATGAAAGCGGGCTTTTCGGAGTCTACAGTTAACAAAGGTGTTGAGCAAGCAGAAAAACACATCTTGCAAGTAAACGATGGCATCAAAAAGCCGGAGCCAGAACAATACGGTTTCTTGTCGTACAGCATTCCGGTTGAGACTTGCCAGCTTGCAGTTGATTGCGAAAAACGTCCGCAAGATATGAACGGTCTGAAAATGGTCGACATTAAATTAGACGGCGTCCGCGTACTTTCACACACTCACATTGCAAAGGCAGTTCGCCAAACTTCGCGCAACGGTCGCGATATGGAAAACTTCCCGCAGGTTGTTGAACAGCTGGAACGTTTCAAAGTGCATTTCACAGAAGACATGCTTGTTGACGCAGAAATAATGTCTGGTGAATTCCAAGACCTTATGCGCCAAGTACGCAGAAAGCGCAACGTCCAAACTGACGATGCCATCTTAAACATTTTTGACATGCTTCCCCTGAAGGAATTTATTAAGGGCGAATCTACGCAGACCTTACTTGAGCGCAGGGAATTCCTGGACGCTTACATTGCAGAGCATTGGGGCGATTCGTTTGAAGATGAATTTCCTAACCTTGCTGTTATTGCATACGAAATTATTGATCTGGACACTGACGAAGGTCAAGCTAGGTTGATGGAAATTAACGACTTGGCACTTGCAGCTAAGAAAGAAGGCATCATGCTTAAGGACATCAACTCCAAGTACCGGTTAAAGCGTACTCCGGATTGGATGAAGATGAAGCCCTACATTGAAGTTGACTTGGCCATTAAAGCTTTGTACAACGGCAAGCCGGAAACAAAGAACGAATTTATCCTGGGCGGATTTACTTGTGTAGGTGAATTGGTACTTACTGAAAAGCTTGCACTGGCAATTGATATGCCTGCAGGCGCTACGATCAAAATTGAAGTTAACTGCGGCGGCGGATTTAAAGCTAAGGAACGCCAGGACTTTTGGGACGCAGGTGATTCCCAAATTGGAATGATTGTTGAAGTCCGCGCAGACAAGCCGACGCTGAGCGAAGGTAGCGATGTTTGGTCACTGAGGTTCCCGCGCTTTAGAAGGTTTAGAGGTTTTGAAGCAGGCGAGAAAGTATAATGACTATAAACAAAAGACAAATTTGGTTGGCTGCATACATGGCGGCGGTGGCCGCGGGGCGCGAGAATCTCGGGTCCTTGCTCGCAGCGAACCAGGCAGTTGAGGATTATGAAGGAATTTTCGGAGAAGTAGCATAATGACCGAATTCGAACAATCACAACTCGATCAACTCGAAGCAATTCATACACGTTTTATGATTGACGCTACACCCGAAGACGAGCAGGAACATCTTCGCATAATGAAAATGAGCGGAATGGTCCCCTGGGAAGCGATGAAAGCGTATTGCGACAACCACAACACAGCCTATCCAGATTGGCCAGATGGCAGTTTATAGTAGGAGAGAAAGTATAATGCAAACATTCAAAGGGAATCTACAAACTAATATCTTTCAAATAATTCCACTATTGTTATTTGTTAGCGTATCGACTATTTCAAACAAGAAACCCGACGCGAAAGTGTATGCTATTCATATTACCCCCTGGTTTGAAATTGGATTCAATTGGAGAGCATAAATGTCTTACGTTGATCCCTTTACTGCGCCGGACATAATGATGATATCTGAACCGGGATCAACTTGGCCAGACGCTGCGATTGCGATCGCAAACATGGCATTTGAAACAATAATCCTAATGTGTTTTATACTCGGACCACTAGCATTGTTTGGGTGGTTCGGATGGTTAACTTATTTTTATTTTATAAACAGAAAGAGGAAATAACGATGGACTGGCCGACAGCAATTGTAGCAAGTGTTAAAGCATTATCCTGGATGGGCGGAGCATGGGCTGTTGCCTACCTGATCGTTGGTTGTATCAGCGCAATAACGCGCCCATAAATTAATTTTAATAGAAGAGGAAATAACGATGGATTACAATAACCCTTACCAATTTGGAGACGTAGTGGAAGCCGATGAATCTCAGGCGCCGCGTGTTTATGTTATTTTTGGAGAGTTTGATCATTCTCCATGCGAAGGCGTTTATTATGCTGCAGGCAATGCAGATACATTTGGCATTGCCCTTAAAGCTGGACACCTGCGCAAGATCGGAACCAATCCGAAAATGGCCAAGCAACTGCGTACCGCGCACAAAAAGAAGGCCCCTAACGCACTGAAAGAAATCACCAAGCGTCCTGATTACCTGTACACTCGGTAATGGCTACAATCGGAACAAACGAATCGGACAAGATCGCTGCCCTACTGTCGTTGGATATACAAACAACGGCATTAGCGGCATCGCAACGTCCGAACCTTGCTGCAGGATTAATGGCGAGACTGGAACAAAACCGTATCCGTATTATTGACGATGTGGAATACCGCAACACCAGGTTTGAAGCTAGCATGATGGTATTTGGTGTTGCTACTGCCAACAGTGAAAAACAAGGGGATTGACATGTATCATAATGTTGCCGACTTAATAAACAAGGTCCATGTCATTGAAGAGAAGACAGACGAACTTAAACACCTTTGCGACTACATGGAAGCTCACAAAACAGTTCCTATCAACCATGAACGCCTAGAAGAAACTAAACAGTTCTTAGTCGACGACATCCAGGCCTTGTGCGCAGACATTGCAAACGATAAAGGTGGCAAGGGTGAGTAAGTACGGAAAGATGGAGATGAAGTATAAGATATTTTATGGCTTCGCTGTCATTGCGCTGATCTTGGTGGGAATACAAGAATACAACAAAATCACTACCTGGGACGATTTCCACAAACCCACAACCTGTGTCATACTCGGAGAGCCTGACAGCGAAGGTTACGTTTGGAGAGAATGCATTACCACAAAGAAACACGAAGCTGATTCGGATTATGCACTCCCGAAACATAACAAAGGCCATAGCTTATGAAATTATTTAAATCGGCCCGCCCGCATGTTTTTGGCATAATATGTGCAGGCGTGCTATGTGTTTGTATCTTATTTTCTTACGCACGGGGAGTTGATGACGCACTTGATAGAGTAACCGGATTTTGCGATGATAAGGTAAGCTTTATGATCGACGATACCATTTATATGTGCCACTCTATTCCACCAGGTGGTCGCCAATGACCGAAGTACAAGAACAAAGAATCCTAGCAATGGTCAAAGAGGCTGAGGAATGGTACGACCAAAACAACATACTCGAATATGAAGACGATCCGTATGGCGAAGCTATGTACGATGGTTTCTTGTTTATAACTGATATGATCAAAATCAAAAAGGGATTAAAATGAATTTCTTAACTAAAGAACAATTGGAGAAGTTGACTGCCCAGCGTTTGCTTGCACTGTATAAATCTAGGCGGACGTTTCCGGCATTTCAACCGGGGGATGAATATTATGATGAGCACGACGAATACGTGGCGCTCATTAAATCTGTGCTAGAAACTAAAGAGCACGTGGAGAAGAAATAATGGGCAGACTTAAAAGGCTTGGAGGAATTGTTGGAGGTAACCTTCGTCAAATTGCGATAGTGATTGCAATAGTGATTACGTTAATTTTTATCGTAAACATCCTGTCTGATATGAAAGAAGAAAAAAGGCGCGAAAGGGCGGAACTGGTATCTCAATACCTGTGGTCTTCTGGCGATATTGTTTGTCTTATATTAACTGATCGGAAAGTGATGATAAAAGACCGATATTACAATTTCCGTTATCACACACGAAACGAGGCCGACGAAACTATATTGCATTCTCAATTTGAATTAAAGGAGTGTGACTAATGTTTAAAGATGAGTGACACAGTTCGACCCACATAGCATAAATACAGTATGCTATTATTTGAACTTGACGATCTAGCGGCTAAGAACATAGCCTATAACGACACCCTAAACCCAAAACTATTTGATGAGTCTGGACAGATGCGTCCAGAAGTCCGCAATGCGTTAATGAACATTGCAAATAATTTCCTCGATGACATCCGAGTCCCAGGATTAGACATCGACGACATAATGCTAGTTGGTTCAAGTGCCAATTATAATTACACTCCGTACAGCGATGCCGACCTACACCTAACAACCAATATTGACCTATTCAAAGATCCTGAAATGGCGTCAAGGTATTTCAAAGCTACTAAAAATGTTTGGAACAATAAGCACGATGTTGCCATCCGCGGAGTTGATGTTGAAGTTTACGTAGAACATAGTGACTTAACAAATCGCAGCCTAGGTCGATACAGTGTTAAGGATGACAAATGGATTACTAAGCCGACACATGACGACCCAACTTACGACAACGAAGCGATTAATCGTAAAGTTAGATTCTTAGAGCGAGAAATTGACAATTTGGTAAATGGTGAGCTAAGGGATGAAGAAGCTTACACCAGACTTAGAAAGAAAATCTCGAAGATGAGGGAAGCTGGTCTGGAACGAGGTGGAGAATACGACACTGAAAACTTGGCATACAAGGTTCTAAGAAATATGGGCAAACTACAAGGATTGATTGACGCTCAAACTGATGCTGCAGATAGGGAAATGAGTCTAACATAATTAATGAGGTTAACCGAATTTGCCATCCCAGAACCCAAGCCCGAAAGGAATAAAGATTCAAGAATTCTTGTAACCTACGATGTAAATTGGGACAAATTTCCTAAAACTAAAACATTGTACGATGTAGGACAAAGCGACAAAGAAGCAATTAAATCAGTTCGCAGTTTGGTCGGTGGTCGAAACCACAGGGTAGAGAGATTCACCAAATAAATTGCAATAACTCCACGTTATTATTATCATAATGTATAAATTACTGGACAAAGAAATAGAAAGCAAATTCAAAGAAACAGTATTTGATCTTTTCGCTACGGTAGTTCTCCGTATTACGAAAATAAACATACATTGGCACAGGCACAACATTGAAGGAACTTCATATACTCTTAAATCGCTTATCACCGGCGAAGTTATTGCCATACGGACATATTGGATCTGCAGATGTGGATTAGAACTACATATAGACGAGCCCGCCAAGCAGTGGCATTATGGATCTGGCTTTTAACTGGCCTTAAAGTTCATATTTGTTATTGGGAATTGGCTGCCTGGGATCCGCTAAACAAAATAATCTGGATCCAGCTCAGCAAAGACAAAGACGACCTTATAAGGCTCACCAACGCCGCATATAAAAAATCAAAACTGCCGTCACGTGAGATGTTTAGATCTAACATTGGAAAGGGTTCCGATTGGCCCCGGGCTTATCAGCTCTTTTATTGTTTAGAATGTCATACCGGTAAACTTAGTTGGAAATATGAAACGAAAAAGAAAGTGCTTCTCAAGCTAAGAAGGTTAAAAATATCTTCAGTACAATGGTACAAGTATAAATATTTGCCAGTAGTACGTAAAATAATAAAAATATAGGAGACAATAATATGTCATTTACAAACTTAACAGTACCGCAGAATGAATTCTTAGTGAAGCATCTGCGTGGCACCGGCCGCGAGATGACTCCAGCCCAAGCCGAAGCAACATATGGTATTTTAAACCTTTCGGCACGTATGTCAGAATTGCGTGAAGAAGGATTTCGGGTTCGCACTCGTAAAAATACAGTAGGCACCACTTCATACGCGGTATCCCGCAGATTGGTAGCTTAGTAAGACCTATACCTCACCTAAACCGTATACCACAGTTTAAAGGTGAGGTATAAATTAGGAACACACATGACAATAAAATTAACAGATGAAGAAATTGAAGAAGGTATCCTTGCTCTTAGAGCGTCAGGAGTTGTTCCAACTAGTGACGACATAGAATTCCTCAGGGATAAACTTGCAAATGCAATGATCGGCATTACTGTAGATCCCGACATCATACTTAGAATCCGCGCAAACATCGAATTACTCGAAGACGCAGCTCTAATAGAAATATTAGCGCGAGATTTTCACCGAACATAATGACGAGCATTTTAGTTGCAGGCCGGCCTGGGGGCAGGTCTGAATTGATTGCAAACTTATTAAAAGACGCAATTAAAGACGCCAACATAAAATACATGGACAGTTTTGATACTGCGTACACCTTCATGAATTACAATGAAACCATTCTTGTTTACACAGGCTGGGAAGCAGAGCGACAAATGGACGTAGGACGTAGAATGCAACAAAGGTCAAGCTCGCTCGGTTGGCCAGACTGGACTACAGCATTGCCCGGGAAACATGTTCCAAATTGGCTGTACCATGGCTTCGACAGTTTTGTATCTACAACAGGCGGAACACTAGAAAAACTAACAAATTACGATCCTGATAAAATATTGCGGGTTGGTGTAGACGATCTGCAAATGCGTATTATCGAATTAGAAAATGTACTAAAATCTTTCGGACACGAAAAATATGAGATAGTTCCTTATTCTTGTTTTGCAGAAATTAAGTCTGCCTTAACAGAACGAAAGGATATAGACTTTTTATTTGGTAACAGCATTAACATGTACCGTAATTTAGGAGCAGTAGAAATATTAACTACAAGGAATGATGCTGATGCAACATATTGGCTTCCGAATTCGGGCGTGGAAGAATTTAGAAATTACATTATAAAACCGCCATCTGTATTTCGAACTCCTGGCAAAACACACTTCGGATACATTAGCCAAAACATCGAGTCTTCGATAATTGTTGAACATTTAACTTCGTCGAGGACATTCAACGACGACGATTTATTAGCAAGGGGATATATTCGTTCGGACTCCCTAGAAAGCATGTTCGGCCTCCGCGCTCAAAGAGATGCCCAGTTTGAGGAAATTGAAAGGTTAGGCCAACAAGGCAAATTGAAAAATGATAATCTGTAATAGGAAAATACAGTCGGTTCGAGGGTACGACTTGATAGAAAAAAGTTCGACTATATCGAACTTGTCATAAATAACTATATGCACAAAATAACTTTATATAAAATTGAAAACAAGGTTGGCGACGATCGGTACCTGGTATCCGATGCGCCTGTTGCAAACGGTGAAGCGTTAGCAGATTATAATAACATAGAGGAATTATATCCTACTATGATTACAACTGATTCAACGATTCAAAATTATCTCTCGACGGCAACGTTTAATGCAGTCGCGGGCAGCGAAACGCTCGCGGAGACAAGAGCAATGGTCGGAGCACTCAACTCAGTATATCAAGCAGGCGAAGGAAATTCACAATTCGGAACAAGGTGGATCTTTTCGAACGCAGAAAAGAAGAGTAAGAAAATAAGAATAACTGATGATATACCTGAGGGTTGGGAACTCGGCCGCAAGATTAAATTCGAGGATTAGCAAAAATGGCTAGCAATAAAATTGAAGTAGAAGTAATAGTAAAAGAAAAGAAAGCAAAGACAACACACATCATCTGCATTTTGGATTGTTCAACATCCATGGGCGGACAAGAAGAACATGTTATCAGTAATTTTAACAAGTTCCTTAAGGAGCAGCAAGAACTTCCGGGCAAGGCAAAACTTACCCTAGTAAAATTTGACAGCGAGTATGAAGTAATTTATGATCAAGTCAATTTACAAAGGGTGAAGAAGTTAACTCATCGCCAATATTTCACACGTGGCATGACAGCTATGTATGATGCGATTGGTTCAACAATTGATCGTCTAAAAAGTAAGAAGCGAGCTATTGTTCTTATCCACACAGACGGCGATGAAAACTACAGCAGCGAATATACCCAGAGAGATGTTCAAAAGCTTGTTAAGAGTAAGAAGAAGGATTGGGAATTTATTTTCGCAGGTGCAGGAATTGATGCGAAGCGTTATGCACGTGACTACGGCATGAATGTGAACAACAGTTTCAAGGTCTCTAACAATGTTGCAGGACTTGCAGATTCGTATTCGAACTTCACTTGCAGCACAACAGCATACCGGGCCGGCAACAAGGTTGATTTGAATGAAGGTATTGATACTTTAAAGGATATTGTTGTAAACAATCCAGACATAGTCGGAGACAACATTATCAAATCTAGCTCTGGCACTGTCACAATTAATACTGTCGACAACAGCGAAGTTACATCTAATTAGAGGTTGCTCTAAACCTCAGCTTCGCGTAAAATGTGCATATGAATACACTAATACGCGAAGCTGATTTAACCCCTGCAGAAAGGGCCGAATGGTTGCTGTTCATGTTAATGGAACGCGACATTCTCCAATACCTAAGGGCCAACACATACAAGAGTGAAAACTCTGCAATGAAGGCAGACCATCACTTGAGGCTGTCGTACATGTATGTCGCTAGCAAAGTTGGTATCCTCGATATTGAACGTGCCCCTCGCGTTCACAACACAAATCATTCCATGATGTACAACATCATCCATGATGCCACGCAAGACCTAACTTCCTTCTTAGATGAGGAGATCGGTTTTCCTTTAGAGGATCCGCGTCCAGACTACAGCAAATTTATACCGTTGTTCTTTTCGGAGTTTATTCGCCATGCGGATGCTGAATGGGCAAGCCACGAAATCGATTGGACTGGTATGTGGAATCATGAGGAAACCAAGCAGTATTATTAGGTTGCCCAAAATTGTAGGCTCGTGTATAATGTATGTATATTAACAGTTAGGACAACCAATACATGAACGTATTAACAGACTTAGAAGCAATCAACAATGCCGCAGCATCAATCCAACGCTCGCGGCAGAAGCTGATTGAACAAGCAGCCAACATCAGGACAGCACTCGCAATGATCGAGGCTAGCGGCGTTGCATTGAATTTAACCAGTGCTGTTTACTTGTTAGAAGATGCGGCTGCCGCTATCGAATGTGAACTCAACTCAAACGCGGGTCACTAAGTTATGAAAAAGTCAATGTTAGGCGAAGCACGTAAAGCGATTAAAGTTGCATTCGGCAACAAGTTTCCTGAGAATGGAACAGCCTACAACGATTATACTGGCCGCAAAACAATGCCCAACAAACGTGACCTTAAATTCAAATCTTGTTTTTATGATACCAAAGGTCGTTCGTATTGGGACCAACCTGCAAATGCCGTTACTTACCAGCCAACCGACGCAGAAGTATCAACACTTCGGCGCTCACTTGCCCAACGCATGAAACAGTTCGACCTCGAAGTCCATAGCGTTTATGCAGGCGGTGGCGGCATCTACATTGAACTTTGGGAGACAGTGTAATGACCCCAGAGCAAACAGAAAAAAGATTTCCCGAATTGAAAGAGATGAAGGCAGCCTTCGTTGTTGAATTCGAAGCACTAATGGAAAAGCCTGGCGCGGAAATATCCGTGGCGTATGCAGAAGCAATGATGAAAGTCTTTAAAGACTTCGACAAAAAGGAATCGAAATGAGCAACAGCCCAGCAAAAGCGCAAGCGAAAAAGAAAATCCTCTTCCTGAAATCACAGGGAGCCACAAAAGAAGAAGCAATTTCAATTGTTATGGGCGACCAGCAACGAGAGATTGATCGTCTAAACCGATATGTTGTTGAAGCAGTATCGGCCATGGATCAAGACGAAGCTGATCGATTCTTCGGAGTAGGATAATGAGTAACGAGAATATGGTTACTTACGAAACAGTGGTCGAGGTACGCCTCGTAGACGTTCATGTTGGTAACATTTACCATTCTGAAACGCCACATAAATATACAGGACATATCGGCGGAGTGAATACTTTCGGATATCATTATCTTCCACTTGGACACAGTGCCAATGAAGACACTAAGTATTTTGCTCATTTAATTACTTGCAAGAAAGACTTGGAAACGGTATGACTAAATACTATTTAATAGGAGTTTCCAACATACCGGTCACTCCTGTTGACGGCGAAACATTGCAGAATCCGCAACCTGGATTAAGTCACGGCTTTCAGCATTACGTTGACATTTACGGAAAACTCCAAGGACATTGCGGCACAAGTTTTTGGGAAAAGCATGCCATCCCGCTATTTGATAATTTAGGTATGTATTGCACCGAGTGCCCAACATACGAAGATGCAGGCACTCTCGAACTTAGGGACGACGGTTTTATTGGTTGTTCAAAATGCATCCAAATAACACCGAGGTTTGTAAGAGATGACTGATCTAACTATTAAACTGCGTGGCGATCTAACAATCGTACACTACGATCCTCCCGGCGATGTATTGAACGAACGGTACGAAGTGTTTCACAAAGACGTTCACGTTCTTAACATACAGCGGTCAGAGTATCATGGTCAAAAGTGGATAGCGACAGATCTGAAAGGACGTCATTGCTTTGATCCAAATCAATACCGCAATGACCTTTTTGAACAGATTGAATTCGAACACGAGTTTGAAGAATGAATGGTTTGGTAGCTCAGTTGGCAGAGCAGCGGCTTTTAACTCCGCCGGTCCCGGGTTCGAGTCCCGGCCATTCCCCCAACTACTAGGAGAAAGAAATGAACAAGACTGAAAATGTACAATTGGCAGATGGGCATACGCAGGTTTGTGTTTGGCCCGGAACAACACTTGAAGAAGGTCAGGAACAAGACTTTGAACAGTTTCTCTTAGAGGATCTCGGAGCACGTGGGCAGTACCTGGAACAAATAACTACCAACCCCGACGATTCCGGCCCTGGTGGACGCATTGATTTATTTTTTGCAGTTCATGACGATGACATTGGAAAGTTTGCTGTGCCAAGATTGGCATATGGTATGCGTTGGATTGAAGATGCCATTTCTGCGGCAAACGGTGGCAACACTTTGTATCCAACTCGCGTTGAAAAGTACGCGACTTGGTAAAATTTGGTAACGTGGTAGCTGAGAGTACTGGCCAATACCAAAGATTGCACTGTAGAGTATCGAGCTCGATCAGGCGACCCGAGGAATCGATTGCGGCTGTGCGTTGGAATAGCCCGAGGTTAATGCCCCGGAGGACGGTGGTTCGAATCCATCCCACGTTACCAAATTTTACCAAAATAGTGTACAATGAATAGAAAACCTGTATACTATATTTTACGATGATAAATAACTTACAACAAGAGGAATTTGAAATGATTAAAGTTACAGATAACTAAGTCCCTTCACTACATGATCCGCCGTAGTTAATATGAATTACGACTAAACTAATCGCAGGAATAATCCTGCTACCTGCAGCAAGGTTCTGCAGAAACATATTAATTATTGAGGAATAAATCATGTTATCATTTTTAGAAGCAAAAGAGACACAAATCGAAGAAACACAAACCGGCGACATGTTCACATCAAAGGAACATTACCTGGAATTCACAGCAGCATTCAAAGCATGGGCTAAGGCGCGGAAGCCTTTAGACTCCCAGCACTTTTTATTGTATGCAATTTTACGCAACCGAGACTGGACCAAAGGTTGGACTACTCCGGAGAATAGCGGCAAGCTTACTGAACACCAGTACAAGTTAGCTCGAGCGTTTTACAGCATCAAATCCCCTCACACAAAAGATTATTTACTTGCACCCTTTGGCGAAACAATTTCGCAAGAGATGCTTGAAAGAATCCGCAGTGAATTGGATGAGATTAAGGCAAAAGGAGAAAAGTAATGGAATTCAGAGAAAACACTGACCACATTCCGTATACCTATGTCTTTATAAGAACTGACTTGACCGCTGCACAGCAAATCGTGCAAGCGGCTCATGCAACTTACGAAGCAGGTTGGAAATTTGAAAAGCCGGAACATCCTCTTCACCTTATCCTTTTTGGTGTTGAGAATGAAGCTGAGTTACTTAAAGCGTCCGAAAGGATCGGAATCCATGGAGTCGATCATTGCATGTTTTACGAGCCGGACTTGCCGGGTTATACTGCAATTGCCACCGAGCCGCTTTATGGAGCGAAGCGAGAAGTAATGCGCAAGTACAATCTGTATCTGCCGGACGAGGATGCAGAAAAGTTAATATCTGCGTAGTAATTAAAAGAGCAACTCCAAAAGGGTTGCTCTTTTTTTATGGATGTAGTAATATGTATTAAACCTAACGCCGACCAAGGAGGCTGATATGCGATGTCGAAAATATAGCGGCACCTAATTAAATTAGATACCAAGAGATGATATAAATATGAAACGGAACTAAAATACCCATTAGCTGAATTCTAGTATTATAGATAATATGAAGAATTTGGAACATGCAAGGGACACAGAATGGACTTCGGCGCTGTCCCTGCATATTTTTAACTTGAACAGGAACTAAGATGTTTACACTTATGGTAATACTCGCCCTAGTATTCGTGGCAGTACCTGAACCATGCGTCTCATTTTGTGGAGATGATCTGCCCGCACAAACCACACAAACGGAGAAACATGATGTATGAACTATTATGGGCAATCGGAATATTAATTGTATTCGTAGCAATCGGTGCCGGCATTGGTTGGTGGATTCGAGGTTACCTGGTAAAACGTGGATACATCGAGGAATAACTAATTATGGAAGTTGACGAAGAAAATAGATCAAAACAACCTGCGTTTCATTGCAAAGATGATGCTGCAGAACAAAACGATATGTACCGGTCGCAAACGGTCAGCACCCAAGTCCACGCAATGGATGAACTGGCAGAGATGGCCGGCGAAACCTATGTTTGCAAAAAGGTATGGCAAAACTACCGCGCAACTAAAGTCGTAGTCAAAGTTGAATTAGCTGAATACCCAGTCTCTGTTAAGGCGGCTGTTGACTTGGCACTTTGGGCTGCGGAACACGGCTTTACTAAAGGATACAGACAGCGGAATCACTCTGTTGTATTTGAACAAAAGCGTGAAACAATTGATTAAAACTCTCTTCATTGCAATGTTTGAATTCGTATTCGGCGCAGATGATGCTGGAGAAATTGATAACGATCATTTCTTTTTTACTGTACGTAAAAATAGGAACAGACTATGAACAAATACCAATCTACTTATTACTACCTTCCAGCAGTCGCACACGAGCCACAACAGAATCCTAAAGAATACGAGAACTTCTCTGTTGTGCCGATGTCTGGGGCGATGGGCGCAGAAGTTGTCGGCCTAGATTTAGCCAATATAACAGACAATGCAGAAACAGAACTTAAGGCTGCGCTAACTGATCATCTAATGCTTTTTGCTAGGAAGCAATCCCTTAGCCCAAAATCATTTCGAGATTTTGCAAGACGTTTTGGCGAGCCGATTTGCGCGCCGACTTCTTTTGGCATGTCGGAGTATCCGGAGATCTCTAACTTTCGCGCAGAGGCTGACACGGTATACAATTTCGGCAGCAGTTGGCATGGCGATTCTTTGGCGCAAGAATGTCCGCCAAAATTCACTATTCTAAATTCCATAATATCCCCGCCGGTTGGTGGAGATACAACTTTTTCGAACCAGTATCTCGCTTGGGATACATTGCCTACATGGCTTCGCGATGAGGTGGAATACAAGAAAGCAGTCTATTCCAATTCGCTTTCTTACACTGGAATTCCTAAACCAGGAACCAAGAAGTCAGGTGTATACAAGTCTGCGGATTCTAAGGAGTGGGAAAAGGAATCGGTTCATCCTGTTGTATGGACTCATCCAGTAACTAGGCGAAAAGCATTGATTGTATGTTCCAGCTTCACTGCTCATTTTGTCGGCCAAAGTCAAGAACAAAGTCTGCCAACTTTACGAAAGCTGATCGAACATTCAACCTTTCCAGACTTCACCTGTCGATTAAAATGGGAAAAAGATACCTTAGCAATTTGGGATAATCGATGCACCATACATGCTCCCCATAATGATCATTATGGTTATGTTAGAGAAATGCGCCGCATAATGATAAAAGGTGATCGACCTGTATGAAATTAGTAATCCAATTAAACCATACCTCCGCACCGACGTTGATTTACGAATTACCTTGCACCTTTGAAGAGACACATTTCAAAGACAAGTGGCTGGCTAGATTCTATGCTGCAAAAGAACGCAAGGATCCTATTAGTGAGCCATGGGCGTTTTACAATCTAAATAACGAGTGGAGTAACGATTGGTTGGTTTCCTTCATGAATCAAAAAATCGATATATGCAACGAGATTAAACCCGGCCTGTTTAACAGACACTTAACAGACGTGACCGATCAGCAAACATTAAATTATTTACATGCGGTGTTTGAAATAACACACGGCACATTAGATTCTTGGAAAGAAGATCAATTGCTACTGAATAATCCCGCATTGAGGGAAAGCCTTAGTTACATAAATCAAACCATACATCGTTGCGAATCTTCTGGCGATCCGCAGAGCAGAAAGATACGAGTAGTGTATTTTGATTTGCCTAAAACAGAATTGTATGCGCCAGAGGATTACGACTTGTTTACTACCTCAATGGACTTTGGCGGGGTCTATGTGCATTACACTGATGTGGGTAAACCCATACAGGAATTGGCTGTCGCAAATGATACAGACCATCATGCCATTGTTCCATACCTACATTATAGCGCGGACTTTATTATTAGGTTTTGCGATTCAGATGGCATTGCCCAATTAAACGCAGAAGAAGAATACAAACGAACCAACGCAACGCTCCTGTCTGAATTTGGATATGAAGTAGGTGACGTGCGATTAACAGCGGGCAAGATAAAAATAGCTCAATTGGATTTCACACCGGATCCATTTAATAAACAGAATGTCTTAAATAAAATAGCAAAATGCAATAATATTGCAAATGTCATAATCAAATAAGTAGACATAAACTGCAAAGACTGTAAACTACAAGCGTGGAAACATTATGCATGATGTGACCTGAACTAAGCGACTTATTCGTCTGCCGGGCACTAAGATCCCATAGGTGACGACTGTCGAGGGGAGGCAAGAGCCCCACAAATTTAGAGTAAATAACTGTTGCAATTAATTTGCATAGGATATATACTTACAACAATTAAATGCCGAAGAGTTCTTTCGGGAGATGGAGAAACGGCGTAGCCGATCCATGCAACGTGTAGGGACTAGCAGCAGAGTCGACGGACTTGTTTACATGTTAGGACAGCCTTGCTTGCGAGTTAACTGCAAGTCGTACAGATTGGAAAGTGATTACAATATATATGTTTTTACTTCTGATCCTAGACCCAGGTTAGCCGTCCACCGAAAGCACTTTTAACAGTTTATACTCGGATAGCTCAAGTGAGTAGAGCAGGGACTTTGTTCCTAATATCCAGACCCTCAACCTGGTCCGAGTACCATTTTTCTTTCCGTAACGTTGCGACCGGATTAAATGTTGGAGCTCAGTCCAACAGAGAACTTTTTATTTTTGAACAAGAAAATTAACGAAATATTAAAAAAGAGATAAATAAACATATGAACACACTGACACTAAAACTCGAACATTTATTACATGAGAAATCATGTACGGGTTCCGTGTTGGCGGAAGGAACGACTATTTAGATAGTTTCCTTCTAACAAAAGATTTACACTGAACCCGGCAGCGAAAGCAAGTCGGGTTTTTTTATGAGTAGAAGAAATAGTTTATTTTGGGGTGACGTAGGTGTACTTGGAAGCATGGCTGATTGTGATTCAGTCGGAACGGGTTCGAACCCCGTACGTCACCCCAAAGTAAATTATAGTACAATTTAAAGTGTCCTTGGTGTAGTGATAGCATTAGAGGTTGTGGCCCTTTAGGAACGAGTTTGATTCTCGTGGGACACACCAAATTGTACAAAAGAATTATGTTACTGTCTGCTAAACTTGGACTAGGCAGCTTGGTTTTCACCCAGGAAAATGCGGGTTCGATCCCCGTCAGTAACACCAGGCAAACAGGTCGTGGGTACTAACCTACTCATTACCTCAATGGTTGACGGTGACGATGGGTGATATAGGAACCGTATAAGATTTAGAGTTAGTTGTAACCAGGCAGTCGCACCGTAAGGTGAGGAAGCTCAGGACAGGCCCGGAACGTGCAGGAGACTTCGGTCGTTGGTACTGCGATATACGAAAGGGGTTTGCAACGTAAACAGAGCTAGGTAAGTTCCATCCTATGATGCTCGGGTAACGGCCAATAGATGAATGACTGTCCAAGACAGAATCCTGGCTATCGGTTACAACGTTTTATTTATGCGCGGGTGGCTAATGGAAATTGGTACACCTACTTGTTTTAGAAACAAGGCCCTTGAGGGTTCGACTCCCTCTCCGCATACCAAATTTATGCCCGGGTACGCAAATGGCAAAGCGGCCCTCCCTGAAGGGGGTGACCTCTGAAGAATAAGCAGAGGGTGAGCGGATATGACCAGAAAGGCCGTAACAATGTTTCTGGAAATAGTCGTATTGTTTTGCAGGTTCGACTCCTGCCCTGGGTACCAAACTACGCTCTGGTAGTTTAATGGTTAGAACACTGGGCTTTCAACCCGGCGATCGGAGTTCGATTCTCCGTCGGAGCACCAAACTTGCAAGCTAGGTTGTTGGCAGACTTGACCTAGGCGGAGATAGTGAATCCGTTAAAATAAACTGCCCCAAATTTGGGTCGTTCGTATAAATGGCAATTACCCCTGGTTCTTACCCAGGCTGATCCGGGTTCAAATCCCGGGCGTCCCACCAAGTTAATCGGTTTGTAACGTTTACCGAAGAATAAAAACGTTTTGCACAACGAATAATCGTTTTGCACAGAATGTGGGTCGGTGACCGAAGTGGCTGAAGGTACCGGACTTTTAATCCGGAGTGTGAATAACACCGTTGCAGGTTCGAACCCTGCCCGTCCCACCAAATTAGATTTGGGTCTGTAGCTCAGTTGGTAGAGCAGTTGGCTTTTAACCTCCTGGTCGTCGGTTCGATCCCGACCGGACCCACCAAATTTTTAATGCGTCCTTCGTATAAATGGCAATTACCTCCGGCTTTTACCCGGACTGATGAGGGTTCAAATCCCTTGGGGCGTACCAAATTTGATAGTAAAGATACAAGATTGGTAAATGGCATATAAATAAATATGTGCATATTTTATATAAAACTACCAATCTTATTAATGGGAAATATTATATCGGAGTCCATGGATTAACTAATTCGTGTTACAAAGGTTCCGGGACAGCTCTGTTACAAGCCATTAAAAAGTACGGAACTAAAAAATTTAAAAGAGAAGTACTCGAAAGATTCGAGACAGCAGACGAAGCATTTAGTAGAGAGGCCGAAATCGTAACTGAAGAGCTGGTAAAAGATCAACAATGTTATAATATGAAAGTAGGCGGCAAGGGTGGAATAGGACAAGGAAAATCAGACAAACATCGAAAGAATTTGTCTAAGTCGTTAAACGCGAAATATGCTACTGATCCAATTTATAGGGCGAAGGCAAAAAACGGAGGCCGGAAGCCAGCAATGGATCCAAAAGAATTAATAGAGCTTTGCGATAGAATAGGAAAACGTGAGGCGGCAAAAAAATTAGGAATAAGCTGTAGTGCCTGTCAGGGCAGATATTATAGGCTTAGACATAAAGTAAATAAATAGAATAACGGGCTGCTGGCGGAATTTGGCAGACGCGCTGGTTTTAGGTACCAGTTTCGAAAGGAGTGAGGGTTCGAGTCCCTCGTGGCCCACCAAATTAGAAGAGTAAAAAAAACGACTAACAGTGTTTGAACATAAACATAATAAATCTTAGATTTATTACTTTAAAACACAAGCGTTTTCCACCAGACCCATAGACTGTGGGCTAAACTGATTGATAGTTCCTTTTGATATCATTTATTAAACTACTGCTATTATTTATGACTATTTCCTTAAACTTAAAATACTATTGTGACCAAAATAGGCATCTAGTATGCCTCCCGTACAGTGTAGAAAATTTACACAAGATGGCGCAGGATTTAGGGATACATCCGTGCTGGTATCATTCCCGCGCAACCCACAAACACTACGATATTCCAAAGCGTAGGATAAAAGAAATACAAGATAAATGCACAATCGTCAGTGCAAAGCGGATACTAGAAATCTGTACTAACGACTAATTGATAAATACTATTGTGATAGCAAGATATCTAATTATCTTATTGCTGTTATTTACAACCAACGCCAATGCTACAGCAATAAACGTAATCGTTCCACCTTCCTGTGTGGCGGACTTCAACGAACTTCCAATTGTAATGATAAAGACTCTAAACGAAAAAGGAGTAATTACAGGACTCAGCACGGCTTTCCTCGTTGCAAGGAACAAATGGGCCACCGCAGCTCATAGTATATGGGATGCTGATGTTGCTAAAGTAGAATTATTTGTTGATGGAGAAATCGTCCCATCGGAAATAACTGGATGGAACAAACACCGCGATATTGCAATTGTAACAGCAGAATCTCCCGAAGATTGGATCCCAATGAAAATGGCACAAGGCCTATTATACCAACACACGCCAATGTGGAACATAGGCTTTCCGGAATATAACAGACCGCATCTGCATTCGTATGGAGGTATGGTATTGCGCTTGACCGAGCAGAGAAAAATTCGATCAAATGCACTTGCAATCCCTGGCATGAGCGGAGGGCCGGCCGTTTATTGTGACGGTGATCAATTACGAGTATACGGTGTAATTATTAGCTACCCATGGGAAGTGGTAACTGAAACTATAAAGACAGACGAGAATGGACACACATGGCATGCTAAGACAATTGTTAATTCCGGGACGTCAAATGCAACACCTATTACCGGTATACGAGAATTCATAATACTTGATCGAAGTAAAGGTATTATCTGGAAAATGGATTAACCAAATCGTTGTACCTTTAGGCGCTCGCCTAATATAATTGTACTTTAAACAATAGGAATAGAGATATGAAAATCGTTTCGGAATGGTATTGGCAGCATTATTGATGATTACTGTAGGTGCAGTCATCATGGTAGTTTCGCTAGCTAACATTGGCCAATGAAGTGGTCGAATAAAGAGAAGCAGGACCGCCGAGAAGATTGGTGCGCTGTTTCTGCTCCACAGCGTGAAGAAATGCAACAGGCTAAAGAGTGGTGCAACCAACAAGAGTCAGCTGGAAAATATTATTACCATTATTCCAATACTAGATGGTGGTTTGAAAAAGAGTCTGACGCAATTTGGTTCGTACTACGATTCAATACTAAATGAAAATTAAGGAAGGACGTTTTGTAACACAGATCCTATACCGAGGGCAAGATAGCACATTTGCCCTCGGTTGGATTGGTGTATTTGAAAAGGGAGGAGTAACAAAGAAGGGAGGATTTAAGAAGACTTATAAATCCACAGCTAACGGTAAGACCTGGTCTAAGACGTGGACTACTAGTTCGGGCGCAATGAGGCAGTTATTAGAACATCACGGATTGGATACAATGTGGGGAACATACCACACTATACCAATTCCCCAAACATTTTATAAAACTTGGAAAGAATTAGACTACAATGAACTTTACGATACGACCAGATTACGCAGTGACATGGTACAAGAGGAGAGCTCCGACGAAGAATCCTCCGACAGCGACTGAGGTTGTTCTTCATGGATTTGAAAAGGAACATAATCATAAATGCAGTATGGTTGCGGAATACGATGACGGCAACCTGTATTCATTGTCAGCAGTAGTTCACCACAACACAATCAAAGATACTTGGACCGTGCAAGGAATTGATCACAAAGGTCATTCTGTTGTAATTGATCTTGAATTTACACTAGACGATGAATAACTTTGTTCCTTTGTTTTCTGCTTGTGCATTATTTCCTATACTCTTTCATATCAAATATTCCACCAGTTAGTGTATTGTAATCAGCGCCCGCGTTACTCCACACCAATGCCTCCGGAGCATCGTATAACATATCACAATCCTTGCAATAACTAATTTCATCGAATCTATGTTCGTCGTGCATTTTGCGAAGGTGATTATAAGCATCGCCGTTGTAAACTTCTGCAATTGTATCTTCACTAAGGTGACCCATGACCGCTTCGCTGTCTCGTCCTAGTACCATGCAGCATGGAACTACCGCAGCGTGTTTGCCATCTATGCCGCCTGCTCTAATAACAATGTCAGGACTATTTGGTCGGCCGCAACTTCTCATTTTGTGTCCTTCTCTCCATGTAACACCAGTCAACTGTCCTGACCAATTATGCATACGCCAGATGTTAGCTGCGATACCCGGGACTCTATCAACCCAATGCATTTTATATTGTTGGACCTGTTCCTTCTCTAACATATTGTCGGTTATTAAATGATACGATCCTAAGATCGCATTGCTTCCCGAGGATTTAATATATTCAAGTGTTTCATTAGTGTTGGCAATTATATCCTCAAGTGTATCTTCATCCTTGCCAGCTGCATTCGGCATCCACTCTGCATATAATTCCGGAGTGCTACCAATAACGCTGATGCGGGCATAATGCATTCCAGCATCAATTATGTCTTTCATTTTCTGTCCAGTAAAGCCGGTGCCGTTGGTAATGAAAGACATTTTAAATCCTAGCTCAGTTCCGTACGCAATATAATCCGGTAGCTTCTTATTCATTGTAGGCTCACCGGAACCTTCTAAATAAATTTCCTGTAGGTCATGGTCGGCCTTTAATTCGTCTAGTATTGTTTTGAATGTAGCGAGTGGCATATTCTTTTTGAATTCCTTTTCTCTTCCACCTAGTGTCGCAGATTGCGGACACATTTGACAAGAGTAATTGCAGGACCCGCAAACTTCAATTACAGCCTTTTTGATTTTTTCCATACCAATATTTATACAATAAATACATGCATGAAAATTAAAGATTGCCTGTTCGGCCAGGTGCGAAAACTTGGTGGCAAATATGAAAATCAATTATGTACCGATCTGCCGCGAGACTTAGCGTCACTAATAACTAAACAAGAAATTGCAACATGGGACAATGCAACAGGGATGAATCCGTTACACAACTATTTTGATGCTGGCCCCATAACTGTTGCCAAATTATCCTATGGAGAAATGCTGGCCGAAACATATGACATGGGTTTCGTTTGTATTACGTCATTGACCCGCAATAAACTTACATCTGCCGAATACGAAAAATTAATTAGGAGAGATTACAGGAATGAATATTCTGCTAGTTGCAAACGACTAGCTCAATGGTGGACTTGCAATTATTTACTAAATCGACCAGACATATTAGAATATGATTATGTTGTGCTACGGCAAATTGATACAATATTTGAGAATCATGTAGACCAAGAATGCCTATTAGGTGAAATGACACAACGGAATATAGAAGTGTTTAAAGCAGACGCTCATCTTGCAGACATTCCAATAATGTATGATATGTCTCATGGAATGGGTAAATGGCATGCAAGTTCAATGATGACCTGGCCGTATGCCTTTATACTTAATCGAGCTGCCGTTTCCACAATTAAAGATACGTTTTATCAACATGCAGTGTTTGAAGTTAATAAATATTTCGAACGTATAGGTTCGGAAAACTTTACATTAGGATTTCCAGGGGGTATTATGTTAAGCATTGCAATTAAAAAGGACATAGATGTGATTGCATTAAACAGGCCGATACAAGCGCCAACTCAGTCCCGCGGAACGACTAGTAAAGAAATGGTAAACTATCCGGAAAACGATTATGCCCGTCTAGATAGAACAGGAATATGAGACACATACGAATAAAAGATTGCTTATATGGACAGGTAAGACCTCTCCACCTTAACGAGACTCATTATAAAGGATACGAAGATGCTATTTGTACAGACCTACCAAACGATTTAGAATGCATGATTCTTAAACAAGAAATTGCAACGTGGGATAATGCAACAGGGATGAATCCTTTGCACGATCTTCCGTCCCAACTTTCGCCTGGGGTATTATGTAATAAATTTTCCTATGGAGACATGCTAGTTGAATCATACGCCCTAGGAGGAATATGCGTTACTGAATTATCCGAAGGGCCATTTGATCCATTGCGTTACGAAAAATTAATTAGGCGAGATTTCAAAAATCAATACACGGCTGCCTGTAAAAGATTATCGATGTGGTGGCTTAAAAGTAAATTACTATCTAGCCCTGACATATTAGATTATGATTACATTTTGTTACGACAATTTGATACACTAATCCGTCCTCATATTACTAAAAAAATAATAATAGACAAAATTACAAGCACAACGAAGCAATTATTTAATCAAAAACAACCAAAGTCTCATATTCCGTTAATGTATGAAATGAGTGGAGAACATAGAACGACTATAGGGCAAAAACCTCAATCAGCAGTTGCGGCAAGCTCGTACATTCCGTCCTATGCCTATTTACTTAATCGTGCCGCAGTTGAATTACTTAAAGACGATTTTTATAAATCGGCGTTGATTGAATGTGATCACTATTATAAAACAATAGGACAGGATAATTTTACAATGGGTTTACCCGGAGTTATTATGTTGAAGATAGCGATCAAACACGATATAGAAATTATTAAGATGAAGGCAATTGTAGACGATCCAATTAACGTTAGGGGAACGCCGGCCTTACAACACGACTATGCTCGGTTAGACAGGATTAAGAAATGAAAATGAAGAATTGCTTTTATGGACAAGTCCGACGTATCCTTCTACATCCTGATCGGACATGTTTAGACTTACCAAACGATTTGTCACAGCTAGTGACCGGACAGGAAATGGTAACATGGGATAACACTACAGGTATGAATCCGTACCACGATGATTTTGACAATGTTCTTAATTTGCCTGTTACTAAATTATCATATGGAGAAATGCTGCATAAGACTTGTTATTATGCTGCGCCTTGCTTAACTGACCTTTTGACAAACTCATTAAAATATCCGTCTGCAGATGAATTTGAGAAACTGATCGACGACGACTGGAGAAATCCTTATTGTGGCATGGCGAAGGTGTTAGCTAGCTGGTGGCACATAGATCATTTACTAAGCCATCCAGATATTTTAGATTACGATTATATATGCTTGCGACAAACCGACACTTTATTCCATCTCAACATAGACACGGCCGGAGTGATGAACGAACTGAGCGCAAAGAACCGAAAAATATTTGATAGAGATAATACTGATCACAAAATTCCTTTCTTAGCTGACTTTGGGCTTGGATTCTCTCCATAGGAACCATACTATCCGTGTTCGACTTTTATGCCGTCTCACGCATACATCTTAAATCGATCAGCTGTTGAAATTATTAAAAAAGATTTTTATCAAAATGCGTTAAGTGAGATAAATCATTATCATACCTTGCTTGGACATTGGAACAAGATTAATTTTAGAAAGCCCGGACTACTCATGCATAAATTAATTATTAAGCTTGGGATTGAATCACTTTCTCTTTCGCCTTTAATTTTTAATCCGAAACAACTTAATAGAGATCCTGCAGGAGCTTCCATGTACGGTCGCAATGGAGGTTATATCGATCATAGCTGTTTGGATAAACAAGGAACAAGATATCATGGCCGGATAAAAGATAGATAATTTTTAAGTTCGTGCCATCATTTTGCCAAGCAAGCCTTCACGATGCATCCTAAGCATTAAAAGTCTTCGCCACATTTTAAATCCTGCAGGAGACATGTTTTGTGTGATAACAATGAAGCTAGGACTTAACCTAATCATATCATTAAATGATATCGAATCCCATTTATCTTTATGTACTCTTTTTAATTGTACGATGTTATGAATTTGGCTATGCCGTTCCATCGGACCTTCATTATCTTGAGGACTAACTCCCTGCTCGCTAGCTTTTTTTACGTGTTTATTAATATGTCTATTATGCAATACATCATCGATCCAATGATTTAGTTCGTGGTGTATAGATCCTTTAATAATTTCCGGCCTGAACTCAGCCCTAAAGCTACCCAGCTGGTGATCAGGAACCATACCTAATGCTTTCTCCCAGCCATTGGTCTGAACTAGTTCCCAAGCTTCAACATGATAAGACAGTGTTATAACGCTAGAAAAAGGTTCGTAAGAGTTCCCTGATTTATTTCTCGTGTTAGCTTGAATTGTTGCAGATCGTATAGCATCTGCTTTTTTTGCAACGACAGATTTTAAATTGTCTGTTGACATCACACCCTTGCCAAACAAACTTAAATCTGCTTCGCCAGTTTTTCTAAAATGATCGAAAGAATCTTTAAACCAACGATTGTAGATCATATCAACATCAGCATTGACACGAGTTAGTTTTTCGGTTAGGTTTTTAATCTTCATTGCTACAATATTTATCATAAATAATATTATGATTACATTGACAGAGAAAGCAGAAGAGCATATACTATCACAAATAACCCAGCGCGGGAAAGGACTTGGAATTCGGTTCGGTGTTACAGGCGCAGGGTGTGGCGGATATTCTTATGTTGTTGAATTTGCAGATACAAAAAATCCTGACGATGTAGAATTTATTCAAAATGAAGTAACAATCGTAGTCGACCCCAAATCACTATTATTACTCGACGGACTCGAAGTTGATTTCGTCACTAACGGTTTTAATTCTGGAATGGAATTTAAAAACCCGCAAGCGACCTCATGTGGTTGCGGCGAATCATTTAGTATTTAGATCCCTAATAATTCATACCGCAATTACTTTGAGATACAAAGTGGTTACAGCACACTATTGAAAGGAGAAAAGAAAATGTTTACACAAGATCAGATCGAAGAAGTCAAAGAATACTTGGCGAATACTCCTGCGACATCAAAAGTTTACCTGGGCTGTGACTCTATTAAATACAAGAAAGGTAAGACTTGGTACGCAAGGTACACTACTGTTTTGGTAGTTCACATTGAGTCTAGCAAAGGCTGTAAGGTGTTCGGTTACACTGAACGTGAAATCGATTACGACCCAGACAAGGCGAAGCCTCGTATGCGTTTGATGAACGAAGCATACAAGGTATGTGAATGCTACCATGCCATGGCTAATGAACTAGAGGACTTCGAAGTTGAAATCCACTTGGACATTAACCCAGACAAGGAGCACAACTCTAGCATCGTCATTAACCAAGCATGTGGTTATGTTATTGGTATGACTGGTCTAACTGCAAAGCCAAAGCCTGAAGCATTCGCGGCATCTTACTGCGCGGACTGGATGGTTAGGCACCAAGGTCATGCAAATGACGTAACAAGGCCAGTTAAGAAGTTGCACTAATCCTAGTACAGGGTTTTATTAAAGGGGCCTCCGGGCCCCTTTTTTGGTTAAGAACTGTCACAAATCAGGTTGTCCAGAACCTTTTTTCCTGTAAAATACGTTATATTAAATAAAGATATGGAACAACACTATGTTGAAAGCACGATGCCTTAAGAATACAATTAAAGTTGCAGGTGTAATGAACGAGTCGCTTTACGAAGAAGTTGTTCGCATTGCAGATGCAGCTGGCAGTGAACATGCTCTTACTGGTTGCGAGGTGGTCATATCTTCTAACCTTAACGAATTCATTGAAGAATGGAATAATGCAATATAATGGCTTGGTGGAACTTTAAAAGGACAAAAGTGATAAACGATGAGGCTCGCGTAGAGTTGATCCGCGAGCGTCTGTCAGGCCACCAAAGCGATGGCACCATTACAAAGTTTGACGCAGAAGGTCCTGCCCGTGATCCTGGCGAGATTAATGAGAACGGGACAATTGAATGGGACACAAAACTCGAAAGTTATACAGTGACTGAATGGAGGCACTTGTGCGATGCAGACATCGACGTGCAGAAAGCATTCCATGACCAAACAACAGATCCAACGGATGGATGGCCCGACGACTATTGGGCTAACAGATAAACGGGCATTGGCATTCTCCGGTTTATAGGCTCCTTCGGGGGCCTATTTTTTTGGACAAATGGTTTGCAAAGGCTTTGCATAGGATGTATAATACACGTATTAAAACATTAAGGAACCAACAGATGGCAAAGGCAATTAAGTTGGAAATGGGCGAAACGGTTTACGCATTATATGACGTAGCCGACGAAAAATTTGTTTATGTTGTCAACTGGACAGAACTGCGCCATACTACTGTTCCGAAGGCATCCGGAATGGCCTCCAGCTTCGAAGGCGCGGCAACGAAACTGCAACGTTATCAGGACAAGATCAATTTGCGGATCCTGGAGAACGAGGATGCGAGAGCTCGCAACCACATTGACCATAACGCCTACGAACCGGCCTACACTGAATACCTTAAGGCCGAGTTGGAAAGGTCTACGCATTTTATAATTGTCAAAATCTCGGTAACTGAGGCTGTTAAACCCGAAGAAGATTTACCAAGCAAGCGAGAACTGGCCGGGCTGTTGGTCGCCGATTATGCCAGGTACGTAGAAGGATCCGACTTCGGCCAATACAAAATCGCATTGCGCGGAATCTTGTTTGTCGACACTTGCACAGCAAGCCTTGCCGACCAAGTTGCAGATGCATTTAATTTTAACAAATTAATGAAGATGACTAAAACTAACCTGAGGAATACATAATGGCTAAGCCAGAAAACACTCCTTACAAAATTATCGCACAGATCGGTGATGGTCCGGAAACTGGAATTAACAAGAAGAACTTCTCCGGAGGTATTCTCAGAACTTCCCTATCCAGCCTGCGTCCCGATAAAGTTCCGCAGGAAGAAGGAATTGCGTTCTTTGGATTGAAAGACGCTAACAATGCAATTATCGGATTGCAAAAAGCGGAAAGACGCAACGTAGTGAAAAAAGAACGTGCGAAATACTTTCTAAGAAAAATGACTATGAGCGATTTAATGCTTGATTCAAATTGGGATACCTTGAAAAAGGATCCTAGGGTCAAGGCCGCTTATAAGAAGTACCTACTTATGGACCTGCTACGTGAAAACGGTTATCAAATGTCGTAAATGATTTCCTATACTATCCAGGAGCACTCCTTGCAGTTGATACATTTATGTTGATACTGTTAGGATAATGAGTTGCAGTGTAGTCACACCGGATACAACGGCTACCCGAGAACAGCTTACTGCCATAACTTAGAGGGGGGTTCGATTCCCGCCCGGTCCGCCAAACAACAGAGAAAGAGAATGTATGACATCAAAGTAGGAGATGTATTTATTGCAGCAGACGGCAATCATTGGGGGCATCTGGTAACAGATGTAGAAACCTTTTTGCACTGCGATGATATTGTTACAACTCCTTTTAGCGAAACACAAGGCTTGATTACTAAGCATGCCGGAAACAGGATTGATGCTTTCAAGCTTGCAATGGTTCGCTATTATAAACCAGATACCTTGCCGGATTGGATTCCGGCGGAGATTGTAACCAGAGAGAGAGAATGAATATTAAATTAAGCATATTTCAAGAAGAGTTGATCGCAAATATCGAAGGTCGGGGCACCTTCACAAAGTGGTATACAAAATTGGCCGAACAGTTTGATATTTGGGACAATTACGTTTACGATCCTAATGTAGATCCTGTCTATCATGTAATTGATTTGACGTGGGTAGAGGGAACCTTTATGCATACTTTGCGGGCCGGTTCCGAACGTCTCTTTGATGATGAGACACATTTCGAATTAACCCCAAATCAACAAGAACAGTTTGAGGGTATCCAAAATGGAACCCTCAATGTGTGGGAAGTATTTGCTGCCGAGTTAATTGAACACTTGTGCGCGAATCCAGATGAAGAAGACGAGGTGACAGAAGATGAAGCGAAAGCAAGTATTGTCGCATACGTAACAGCGCACGAAGACAAGGTAAGTAACGAGTTCGAGCCTCCAGAAGATATGAAGCCTGCAATGGAAATCGGCAATTGGGATCTTGACGTAGATTTTGATGGTGGCGAAAACGCGGATGGCTCTGTAACCGTATTGTTCAATTGCGAGCCCTACGATGATCAACTTCGTGCATACGTAACAATCAGCCCAACAGCAATTTTAAACGTAGAGGTAACAGGAGAATGAATGTAAATGAAGCAAAAGTAAAAATCGACGAACTTCTTGAACAAGGACATGGCGAGGTTGAATTGCTTGTAAACGTAGACGGCACCATGTCTGGGGTAGAAGGGATTCACCATGAGGTAGTTGAAGAGGATGACCTTTATCCGGAAGACTGGAACATGCCACCGGGATCTGAACACATTACACTCGACATTTGTTACTAATGGACAAGTACCTGGAAATGCAGTATTTCGATCAAGACGAGAAGCCCTGCACATTGGAGCAAATGATCGAAAACGAGCCGGAATGGGTTGCATCCAGATTTCGCCACATGCAAAAACAGATTGACAAGCTCCAAGAAATAGTCTATAATGTGTATATTGAAGTTAACGGTAAAGAAGGAGAATTTTTACATGCCAGTTTATCTAAACGGAGTCGAAGTTAACATGAAATGCGAATGCATCGGCTGTGCCGAAAAGGCAGAACATGTCTGGGGCGGCCGGGCACATTGCGCAGATTGCATGCCTCCTATTTACAAACTTGGTAAACACAAATATGTCGACGGTGGAGGCAAGCCCCGGGAAGAAATGGTTGCACTAGCCAAAAAAACAGCCGGGAAGAAAATCAAGTTCGCAGACGACGAAGAAGCTATAAAATGGTTTCGTATTTACGAAGGATTTAGAGCACTGTGAGTAACCTTAGTCCAGCGCAACGATACGGTGAACGCCGCAAGATCGCGCACAAGCTTTATTGGAAACGGAAAAAGCTTGTTGATCCAATGTACGAAGCAATCGGTGCTTGGTGCAGAGATCATACTAGCATGAATTTTGAAGATGACTACGAAGCCGTTAAATGGTTCCTAATAGGAGGGCCGCTTGTGAACGATAAAATTGAACCCAACTTGGCAGATTATGCAACAGCACTGGAAAACGATCCTGCCATTGATCCTCCCCTGGACTTAGATCCGAATGCTTGCGTCTGCTTTGATGACAATGGCAACCCTTTAAACCAATGCAATGAATGCCCGAGGTAGTAATGGATACTAAATACAGAGGTTTTACGATCAAACCCAAATTGGATTTTGGGCGTTATGGATTTCACATCGAGGGGCAGATTGTCAGAGAAGGATTTGTTGTCACAGATGGTTCCTGCAATGTGTTGCCCGGCGCAACCTGGTCGCAGACTGTAGACGGTGCGAAAGTTTTAACCGACCTGCATATCAAATCTAAGGGCGATGCAACTAAGTTCTGGAACCTTGTTAACATCCGCAGAGAGCGCGAGGGAATAAAATGAAATACGAAAAATTTATTATGGAGGGTGTTTCGCCCTGGTGCACAGTTCACCAAGAACTAGACACGTACCAAGTTTACCTCGTAGAAAGTCTTGGACGTTGGTATTTGGTTAAGGGCGGCTATTCAGTAGCATGGAAGAACTTTACTGGTATGGAAATGGACTCCGGCGCCGCCACTAAGTGGGTTTTGAGATTTGAAAAGAACCTAAGGGAGCAAATTGTAAACCTTAACTACAGAATTATCGAACTTGCTGACGAACGGCGAGAGATTTCAAAAATCCTTTTTGATACTGGAGAAGACTAATGGCTATTTGGGTATTGAACATTCCTGTTAATTTTAGTGAGAACCAATTGCAATGTATTTGCGATTGTCTTAACGAACGGCACGAATACGATCTCGAAGACGATGATTGGGACAACCTAACTGTCGCGGAAATTATCGCAAAGCCTGCAGTGGCAAAATATATTGCAGAGCAACTCGCGCTCTACTTAGAAGATCACTGGAACGACCAGGGTTTGGAAATGGTTGCCCAGGGCGATTTACTTTCAGGTCTTTCTGCATACAGGTAGGAATCATTCCACAATGGTTGTATAGTGTTTACATGGAATCGCATATTGATCACATTGAATATCCCAAAAGCTTAAAACATAAAAGCGAGGATATCCTACATTATATTGCACATGACGCCTTTGCAGCAATAAAGGCAAACCCCTCGGGGCATAAGGTAGGATATTATGCAGATGAAATTAATTATTGCGCGGATGAACTGCGCAGGAGAAAGGGAAAATGAGTAGAGATAAACCAGTGATAGATTATGTAGGCGACCTCCCTATGGGGACTGAAATCATTGCATTAATTAATGCAGAACGTCACCGCGCCGCCCTCGAGCTGATTGTGCAACTCACCGAAGATGCCAAAGCAGGCGATGCTGCGGTATCATGGGATGCGAATGCACTCTACACAATTGCCAGGAAGGCTTTGCGCGATGAATGATAAACGCAAGTCCAATAAAAACTAAGCTCAGGGAACTGCGCGATACGTTTAGTGCTCTACAATTAAAGTACGAGCGCGATACGTACGATCTTAGAACAAGGCTCCTAGCGGAGCAGACTAAATTAAAAGACTTTGCCACGTGGGCAAGGACTTATCCCATCTCTGCAGACATTCGTGAGAAGGCAGACGCAGTATTGAAAAATTAGGAAATAATAATGAACGAAATTGTAGTAAAAATGGAATATGGTTCTCACCTGTATGGGTTGAACCACGAAGGAAGCGATATTGATTACGCGGCTATTGTGTTGCCAACTGCAAAAGAAATTATCATGCAAGAGGCAGACTTCAGCCGCAAGCAATCCACTGGCGATGACGTGAGCAAGAACACCGCAGACGATGTCGACAACGAAATTATGAGCTTGCAGAAGTTTGTAAAAATGGCAATGGCTGGAAAGAATACTGCAATAGATATGCTTCACGCATCGGACGCGCAGGTCTTAATCCCATCTCCAATTTGGGCAGAGTTGCAGGAAAAGAGGCACCTGTTCTACACAAAAGACATGTCCTCATATGTTGATTATGTACAAGGCCAAGCCGCGAAGTATGGTGTTAAAGGTTCGCGCCTTGCAGCATTAACAGAGGCAATGGATTACCTTAGACAATTTGGTACCTATGGTGAGGATGGTCACGAATGGAAATTGGGAGAAGTTATCGACGACATTCCAATTGGCGAACATGCATACATTGTCGAAACCGAAGTTAAAGGTGAGAAGCAACACTTCTACGAAATTTGCCAACGTAAGTTCGACTTCAAAAACAAGCTTCCGTATATCTTAGATAACATGCAAAAGATTTATGATGGCTATGGTCATCGCGCAAAGAAAGCTGAAAGCAATATGGGCGTTGACTGGAAAGCAGTTAGTCACGCACTTCGCGCAGGCTACCAAGCAAAATACATTTACGAGATTGGCGGGTTCAATTACCCTCTGCCGGAGACAGACTTTATCATGGATGTCAAGCTTGGCAAATGTGGTTACAAGGATGTCGTTCAACCAGCTATTGAGGAATTGGTTGCAGAGGTTACTAGACTTGCCGCAGCATCCAGCCTCCCTGAGACTAGCGATAAGGAATATTGGGACAATTGGATCTACAATAAGCATATGGATATTATCAATTCTGTGCGGTAGAACACACTCTGTCCAATCCAAATATGTTTGAAAATTATTCAAAATAGCTTATAGTTTTGAGTGAAGAAGCAACTAACCCAACGGCCATCGGCCAGGAAACAAAAAATGAAAATGAAAAACTTAACCGCGGTAATTTTTGCCGCATCTATTGCATCTGCGCCTATTTCGGCATTTGCTTTAGAACGTAACCCAACAGGACAGCTCGCAGAATGCGTGGAGACATCGTTTGAATATAACGGCGAAACTCACGTGATTTCTGAGTGTGCATTTCCTGTTGATTCAGGCGTAGCCGTTACTGATATCGCCGACGGTGATGCAGCCAATGACGCCTACACAGATGCACGTGAAGCAGCAATGCGCAATGATGCTCAACTTGTAATTGATGCAGCTATTCTCGACCAAGCTCGCCAAGACGGTGAATTAGCCGATGAGGTCGGCGATCGTCAAGCAGGTGATGCAGCATTGCAACAGAATTTAGATTCTGAAGAGCAGACGCGTATCACCAATGATCGAGTTGTTGATTCTCGCGCCATTGCACGGACTGAAGCCGAAGCACTATCTCGCGCGAATGCTGACGCAGGTTTGCAAGCCGATATATTAAGCGAAGAGCAGACGCGTATCACCAATGATCGAGTTGTTGATTCTCGCGCCATTGCACGGACTGAAGCCGAATCATTAGCTCGTATCCAAGCTGACGTTGATGAAGCGACTGCGCGTTATGACGCTGATCTTGCAGAAGCACAGCAACGTATCGCAGATATCCAAGCAGAACGCGATGCACGTGAAGCAGAAGATACAGCCCTCTGGACTGACCAGGATCGCCAAGACGGTGAAATTGCTACTAACTCTGAGAACATCGGAATTAATACAGCAGCAATCAACTCTCGTGGTATTACTGACGATCGCCAAGACGGTCAGATTAACGACTTGTATGAGCAAAACGAAGCACAAGATGTTCGCTTAGATGATCACGAAGATCGTTTAAATGGATTGGATAACGATATCAGTACATTACGTAAAGGTATCGCTGGTGTTGCAGCAATGACAGCTATCCACTATGACACTGATTACGTTGGTGTTCAAGCAGGTGCTGGTGTTGGTTACTTTGACGGACAGGAAGCTCTTGCACTTGGTGTAGGTGGCGCACTTTCCGACCGTTGGTTTGTTAACGCTAATGTCTTCACAGACGGTGGCGGCGATGAAACGGGTGGTAGCGCAGGTTTTACCTTCCGCTTCTAAGTAGGAAACTTAGGATAAAAGGGGTTTCGGCCCCTTTTATCTTACCAAAAACATTTACTAATAACCCAGAATTCCTTATACTTACTTTAACAATTAATTTAAATTACTAGGACATAGAAATGACAGAAGATCACAAAGGAAAGTTTTTAAAATTCACAGCAAAAACCGCATTGGGTTTTGCACTTCGAATGGCGATCATCGGCCCGATACTTTACATGTTGGCAGGCTACGATGACAAAGGCGTTTCAGCTTTTGTAATTATCCTCATTGTAGCACATACGGTTATGCTGTTACTTTGCACAACATTAATTCCAGCAGAATATGCAATCAAGACTGATATTGCAGTTTTGGAATTTAACATGTGGAAGCCACAAGCGATTGCAATTTATGCATTTGGTTTGATCTGTTGCGGCACATCTTATTTCCTGGTGGCGGCAGATATGTATTGGTACGCAGGCATTCTTTTCACATATGGACTTGGCAATGTAGCATGGCCCAGGTACGTATCCAAAATTGACATGGCTTCCAAGCTAAGTATGATTGATAAGCTGTCAGGCGATCCTGCATAAGGCATTGATTTTAAAGAAGTTTAAAACCTTGTAAGTCGTTGATTTGCAAGGTTTTTTTATGGTTTACCATAAACCTAAAAACCTGTATAATATACGTATATTTAAACAAAACCGAGACAATACAGATGGAAAATGAACCTACTGAGCAAGAAATTACAGCAAAAGCGAATCAAAAGAAGATAAACATTTTCATCACAGGCATTGGCTTCCGACTAGTAATTTTAATGACTGTGGTATATGCTTCTTTTAACGACAACGAATATGCCGAATGGTTGCTATACATAATTGCTGGTTTTTGTTTAATAGCTCTTATCGCGGGTAGTATAATTTTAATACTGCCGCTGAAGACGGTAGCGAAACGAGACTTGACTGAGAAGAGCAAGGAAGTTTATACCTCTCCAACCCGCTCAACAGTAAGAGGAATTGCCGCATTCTGTACAGTGATCGCGACACCCATCCTTATAACACACGGATTTTATGTTGTGGCTGCTATATTCGCATTATCAGAAATTGTGCAATTCTTTACCGTGCGGAAAATGAAAATTATTGTCAATATTGATAATGCCGCAGTAAACATGGCTGCGCGGATCATAAATGATCTTGACGCAGCGGTAAACAGCGGTGCGATCGAGTTCACCAAAGTGATAGAAACAATGCAGCGGATCGAACAGATTAACGAAAAAATCGATGAGCTTCAAAAGGAAATCGACGCTGAGCCGGCAGGATCAACTAACCGGGAAATTCTCGAAACAAAATGCGAGAAGTTGATGGAAGAGGGATCGGATCTTCTGGTCAATCTCGAAAACGTAGGCAAAAATAAAGACTAGGTAAATACATGCATGAACAGGCCAATTATATATTTCGACTCCGACGGGGTCCTGGCCGATTTTGAAGCAGGTGTATTAGCAGTTACCGGAATCGATTTAAGCATGGCTGGTCCTGACGCATTTTCCGACACAGGATTAAAAAACCAAGTATTTGCCTCCCCGACATTCTTCATCGACCTCCCCATGTTACCGGGCGCCAAAGATTTAGTAGCATACGCAATGGGATTTGATGCTGACGTGAAAGTTTTAACAGCAACGGGTTTCAGCAACGAGGAAGCGATCGGCAAACAGAAAATTCAATGGTATAAAGAACACTTTCCGGAGATTAAGGAAGTTCTTCTTGTACCGGATTCTAAGAGTAAAGAAAGATTTGCGTATCCTGACATTATCCTAATTGACGACAGGTTGGAGAAATCCATTATACCATTTAGGGCAAAGAAAGGAATTGGAATCCACCACGTGAGCAACGTGCAAACGAAGCGCGAACTCGATCAAATATTTAATGAGAAAAGTTGGGAGCAAGTAGACAGACGTGAATACCCGAGATTCTAGAATTCGAAAATGGGCTGTTAGTTACCAATGGTCGCAGACCGAACGTGGTACAGCAATCGTAATTGCTGAATCCGGAGAAGCGGCGCGGGAACTGGTAAAACAGAAATTGCCCGGCATCCATCATACAACAGGCGCGAGCGAAGTCGAACACGATTTTACTGTTTGGGAGAAATAAAGGTAGACATAATCCGCAAAGGATATATACTACATAGATCGAGTGCTAGCTTATTGATTGCGAACCGATCATTTGCGAGCTGAACAAATAGCATTAGAGCGAAGAGGTATATATTGTCCTCGTTTGAATAAGCTGGCACTCGAAGTTTTAGGATAAGAAATTTAACGAAATTTAACAAAGGCGATAAATAAACACATGAGCACAGAAACAATTATAACAAGAACGACCACAATTAATAATATGAAAAATATTATTGGTGCGCGTGAGGGTATGATAGTTTAAGTCTTAACAGATAAAATACTAGAAGCCCGGCAAGCGCAAGCAACCCGGGCTTTTTTTATGGCTCACACTTGCTAAACAAGTGTAACGTTCTTTAACAATTGATTATGTAGAAAAAGGTGTATGCTGGCAACACAAGGCTACGGTCTATCCTGACCAAAGCAAGTCCAGCACAATTGCCGATTAGCTCAATGGTAGAGCAGTAAGCTGATAACTTACCGACAGTGGTTCGATTCCACTATCAGCAACCAAATTTTATAGTTCCGTCTGTCTAACGTCTAAGACGCCCGGCCGATTACCGGGAAATGAGGGTTAGATTCCTTCCGGAACTACCAATCCCTGCGCACGTGGTAAGCGCCTTACCCAATTGGGGAAACGGGAAGTGGTCGCACAGTTGGCGATCTAATAAAACCACGCGATAATTGAACGAGGTACGAGCCGTGGTACATTCGAATACCCTTCGGGAACGGGCGTCAAGCTCTTAAACGGGAGGCTCTATACATCGGCACAATTTTTTAAAAGGAGAAATGTTATGAATAACTTAGTAGCAAAACATGCTCGCAAGTATAACAAATCTGTTACGATGCGAGATCGTAAAAAGGACTATTCCCGTAAGGGTAAGAGTAAGTGGAAACACGACAAGAAGGCTAAATCATCTTATTAACTGCATTGATCCTGTTGTAGCTACCAGGACGTGAACGATAAGTGGGGCACCTGCAGAAGCCGGTTCAATTCCGGAAAGTGTAGTTAATAAGATGATTTAATACTGTGATGGACAGTGTCGCGACGAACGGTATATGTAAGCTAAGGTTGATCACCTCTGTTACCCATATACCAAAACCATTTAGGGAGTATTTGTTCCTGCCCTACAAAAATAAACGGGGACGCCAAATTTAATTTTTATGATGCGGGTTTTCCAAGGTGGACAGGGTGGTCGTTTACTGCCCTTAGCGTTCGAGTCGCAGGACCTGTGTAACATTTGTAGGGAGAAATAGGCAAGGTCATAAAATTAGATGTAAGTGTATTTTGGTCCAGTGTGGCAGAGAGGTAATGTTTCGCACTGTTAATGCGCAGACTCCCCCGGGAGCGTAGGTTCGATCCCTACCGCTGGAGCCAAAATACATTTCCCGAGGTCCGGGAAACCTCCCTAACTGTTTGGGAAGACAGAAGGTGACGTTGATGAGCGTCTAACAAATACCGGCTTATAATACGTACCCTGGAAAGTTGCTAGGGGAAAGTATACGAGGGTTATAAAGCGCCGCTAGTCGGTTGCCTAACCGTAATTGGAATCCCGAATTGCAGCTACCAAATTTATTCCATTCGGCCCATCCTGGTGATGGGGGGTGACTGTTAATCACCACGCGAAAGGTTCGAGTCCTTTGAATGGAGCCAAACATTAGTGAGTATAAATAGAAGTATGATAAAGCGCGACTTCCATGGAAACAAACTAGAAGATGCTTTACGACAAACCGAAGTAATTATAGGCGATGTGCGTACAGCAGGAAAGACAGAGACAGCTGAATTTATCGTTGGACACGGAGTAATCCGAGACGAATTAATTCAACTGCTATATGACTACAGTCTGAATCCAAATATTAAATTGGGCAACTCGGGAGTCATAACTGTCATAATAGAATAACGCCGCAATAGCTCAGTTGGTAGAGCAGTTGCCTTGTAAGCATCAGGTCGGGAGTTCGACTCTTCCTTGCGGCACCAAATTATGTCCCTATAAGTCAACTGGATAACATTAGGCCTTCTAAGCCGAAAGATGGGAGTTCGAATCTCTCTAGGGATGCCAATTTTATAGTGCATCGAAAGATGATCACGGCGGATGACCAAAAGCTCGTAGGTCGGTCTCAAAGTGCCAGCTCAGGCCCGTATACAGGTGGTGAGAATCGCGGAGAGATATTTAAACGGATTGACTAGGAAGAATAGGCCACTATAAATTTTGCCAACGTAGCATTAGCGGTCGAATGCAGGGGCTTTGTAAGCCTCATCCGAAAGGGCATCGTCAGTTCGAATCTGACCGTTGGCTCCAAATTTAGAGGAAAAGGAAATGATTGAATGTATAACAGTAGATCAATTCATGTATTTTATCAGTCTATTAGGAGACATTGTTACTCAAATAGACAGCACGGTTTATATGATAAATGCGGAAGTAGGAACAGTATATTGGCAACAAGTAAACGAAAGTGAATTTTGTAGAATAAGTTATTAAGATTGTATTGACCTGCGTAAGCTGAGAAAGTGGCGCTGATTGTTGAAAAGGCCGTTAATGATCATTCCACGCACATAGCTACCACTTATGTCGGCGGCCGCCGACATAGACTGCGAGATCTCAGGGTTGTGACTGAGGCGCAGGATCAATACAATTTTATAAGATTGTATTCGGCGCGGCAAGCTGAGATAACGGTATGAACTGACCTTAGTACACGGTTGACGACACTGTACACCTAGCATCGATTTATGTTGGTGGCCACCAACATTAACTGAGAGACAGACCGGGGGTTGTGACCCGGGCCGCGCACGAATACAATTTTTAAAGGAGAGTGTATTATGAATGAGCAATTAGTGTAGATTATTATGAGATAGTTTCAAAGATCAAACTGTATAGAGAGATCTTAAAAACTGCTAAAAACCCAATTGTTATTAAAACGACAAGGAGAGATTTAACATCGTGGCTAGCTATTAAAAAGTTATACGACGATGGCAAGAAATAGGAGGAGTGTTCACCTCTATAAAAACGAGCCAGAATTATGGTGACGAAGCTGAATGGTTAAGCCCCTCCTTCATAAGGAGCATGTCGTTGGTTCAATTCCAACCGTCACTACCAGTTTTAGGATAGTAACAGCAACTCAAAACCAACTTGACTTTTAATCAAATAAAATTCTATCCTGTTATATTTGGGCCCATAGCTCACCGGGCGAGAGCAAGCGACTCATAATCGCTAGGGCGGAGTTCAAGTCTCCGGGGGCCCACCAAATTAATGCCCTTCTAGCATAAAGGTAATGCGCCACGTTCAACAGCCGGCATAGTTGAATTGGGAGAAGGAATATTCTAGAGGGTTCGATACCCCCGGAGGGCTCAATAATAATGCTAGGCGTAACTCGTGGCGAGTGGGCCGTTTTATAGACGGATTGGGCAGATAACCCCCTGGTGCAGGTTCGATTCCTCCGCCTAGTACCAATTAAAATCATCCTCTATTCGAACCTTGATAAATATCATAACAACGACGAGGTTCGATTATGAAGATCATCGCCGAGAAAATTTAAGAATTCTCTGCCCTAATTGTCATAGTATTACACCTACATGGAAAGGACGAAACATAAAAAGTAAACGGAATCGTAGGAAGAAACAACGAGAACAATTGGCAGCTTTAAAGGCAGTGGTACCAATTATGAAAGATAAATACTTGTATGTCAATTATTAAATGGGAAGATGGCAAAATACATGAATTCGAGGATCAAGTTCTCGAACAAGACATATTGATTGCTATCCTTAAAATGACTCCCGAGGAAATAAACAATCCCTGGCATGGCGATATAGTTATTAAGCCTAGGCTAAAACGAATAGTTATCGAACTAACAAAAGATGTCCGTGGCGGAACGCTTTATGGAAAGATCGGCCAAGAAAGTCACTACGACAGAAAATATTACCCAGGCGGAATGAAGCTGTCAATGGGGAACACAGTTTCCTTGCAAGAACACGATCTGCAAACATTATGGTTAGTGAGCAGGATCGGCCATCAAGTTTTAATCAACACCAAACAAGAATACGGATTTAAATAACGCTCTCTTAGTATAATGGCAATTATACGTCCTTGGTAAGGATGTGACGTGAGTTCAATTCTCACAGAGAGCTCCAAACAAAATGCCCTTGTAGCATAAATGGATAGTGCGGTCGGTTCCTAACCGACCAAGTAGGAGTTCAAATCTCCTCGAGGGCTCCAACCAAAAACGTAGTGCCGGCCCAGGCACTATGTTACAATACATATTCACATTACTTAATAGAGGACAGAACGATGATGGCATTTTTTGAAGCTGGCTGGCTCATGGGCCTTGCCGTGTTTTTTAGTTTTTGGGGAATGGGCATTGTAGCCTTATTCGTATTATGGCTAGTTCACGAAGAAAGCGAAGCATGGGCAATTGCCTGGTTATTCGTATTAGCCTTTATCACCTACAATGTATTTACGATCGATCTGATGACCTTACTGATCAGTATGGCGGCATGGATTCCAATTGGCATTTGCTGGTCGTTTTATCGTTGGAAGCGTTTCTGCGCAGACCTGGTTGAAGAACACAACGAACAAAAGACATTGGTGTATGCGCAAAACAACTTCACCGACCCCGGCGAACGTGAGCGTATGGAACGCGAAATGGCGAGGGATTTCGACAGACTGAAGGATCGAGTTGATCCCGGCGAAAACATTACGCGTCTTGTACAATGGATTTTGATTTGGCCGTTTAGTGTCATTGAAAATGTCCTGGGCGATATTTACGACATGGTAGTGCAATTGGTTAAGACATACTTGATCAACTTCTACTCCAAGATCTCAAATAACGCTTTGAATCAAGTTAAATAAGCCTTAGTCGCAGGGGGCTTGCGGGCCCCTTGTGTCTGGTTAAAAGGAAAAGAAAATGTTAATAGAAAAAATACGAAAAGACAGAATGGCAGCAATGAAGGCGAGAGATGTCGTCGGAAAGACTTTGCTGACTACATTGCTGGGCGAGCTAGAGAGTGCCGCAAAACGCACAGGCGATGAGATTACAGATGCAATTGTTATTGCAGCATGTAAGAAATTCATTGCTGGTAACGATGAAGTAATCGAAGCAAGCGATGATCTCGGAATTGGCTGCCCTAACCTTAGGGCCGAAAACGTGTTGCTGGAAACTTTTATTCCAACACAATTAACTGAAGCAGATTTATACGAATTGCTTCCCAAAACCGATGCCAAGAATTTCGGTGAAGCCATGCAATACCTGAAGGCTAACCACGCAGGACTGTACGATGGAAAGTTAGCATTTAATATTGCGAAACACATTTACGGATAGAGGAAGAATGAAAGTAGCATTCGATGTACACGGAGTCTTAGACACGCACGAAGAGTATCGTGCGATGATGCGTTTCATGCATAATTTCGGATATGAAATATACATTATTTCCGGCCAACCGTTAGACGAAGAAATGAGAGCTTTGCTTAACGAGCACACTCTAACCGAATGGTATCATTATTATTTCTCAGTTGAAACATACCTGTTAGAATCGGGCGACGAAACCTACGAGGAACGTCCCGAAGGTAAATTTTGGCCGGACGCATCCTGGGATGGCGTCAAAGCAAGAATCTGCGAAGCACATTACATTGATATGATATTTGATAACAGTCCGGCATATGCCGCAACGTTTAAAGATATTGATACACACTTCAATTTGGTAATTGATAAGGAAATGTTCAATGCTGAAAAACTCAAAGGTCGTCTTAATATCCACAGACGTTAACCTTTTGCTACATAATCAATTGGTAGACATACCTGTCCAAACCTGTATAATACACGTATTAGTTAAACAAACCAGGTCTCCAAAATATGAAATTTGTTACTGATTTATACACAAATTACGCGATCAACTACCAGCCAGACAGCATCGGCTGCACAGTCGACACCACAATTAAATTCGCAGACGGCACTTTACTTGGCGGATGCGATCATTTCATGAAGAAGTCCTTCAAAGATATCGTTACTTATTATCATCGCCGAGCAAAGCGCGATGGTCAATTCGGTCGCCACACAATCACAATCACAACAATTGATGCTGGCAGTGTAGCGCGGAAACAGGATTTTACAATTGAATTTACGGCTTCGCTATGATCGAAGAATGCTACAAAGCAGAAATTATCGATCGAATCAACTTTCATATGTTGCGAGCTCCGTCAAATGTTGACCGCTGGAACAAGAAGGAAATTTGTACTTATTTGTTTCTGCAGGACGACATTGCAAACAGGGTGATGTTTCGATCAGATCTCATGCCACTTGTTGAAGACTACATAAAGGCGAATACGTAATGATTACTCCAACTATCGGAACAAAGGTTGTGGGCGAATGGGGTGCGATGCATCCTCTCTCTTACGGTGTTATTGACCAGCTGGGGTACGGTCGGGCCACAATTAAATGGGGCGCTGAGAGCTGCATTGCAGAGTACGAAGAAATCGATCTCGACAAAATTCATCAGCCCGGTTGGACTAGCGCAAACGGTTCCGGCATTGGCATTTTCTATGAATGTGAAGGCGAATACTAATGCCGGATTTCACAATCCAAATCATGCAGCAATGCAATCGCCATAGCAGACAAACACACCACGGCGATTATGTTCAACATGTTTCCATCGGCGATGATCCGGATTCTTGTACTTGTGCCGGATTCAAATACCGAGGCAAATGCAAACACTTAACTCAAGCGAGAAGTGGGCTTTGCAGTTACCATGAATTGGTCGACGGACCTCCCAATTTCGATGGCATCTGTCCGAAGTGCATCTCAGTAACTGAATACGTAAAAGTGGCAGTATAAAAAGAGGATAATAATTTGAAAGATGGCAAAGAGCTAGCGACAGCAATTCAAATAACAGCAACTGCCTTTGTTGCCAAACTTGATAAAGGTGGCTTTCCGTACATTCTGCATTGCCTGACGGTAATGGAACGGGTTGGAAAGATCACCCAAAAGAATTCAATAGCCATGCAAATTGCAGTGATGCATGATTTGCTTGAGGACATTCCAGAATGGACTAAGGAACGATTGCGGAACGCAGGCTTCTGTGAAGAAGTGATTGCAGGTGTTGTTAGAATGACACACCAGCCCGGAGAATCCTATCAGGATTATATCGAACGTATTACAGAATGTCCAATGTGCATTATTATCAAAATGTGCGACCTTAAACACAACATGGATCCTACTAGGATGAAAGGCATACGGGAAAAGGACAAGACACGCACAGTTAAATATCTCGAAGCTTACCATTACCTCGACAATATCCGCAGCAAGTGAAAATGATTTTGTCTAATGTGGTTTTCGAATTATACAATCGAATAGATTGGCGTCATGTTTCTGCAGCGGCTCCGCTTTGGTTATTAACGGCGAGCCTCCTGGGGCTTGTCCTATGTTTGTACGGACTGGCCATCCGTGAGATATTAGGATGACAAGCATATTATGGATAGCAATAGTCGAAGCAGCAGATCGCGACGAGACTGACGACTTTAATTTTGCAGTTTTTTGTTCAGGATTACTCGCTGTAGTTTGGTGGGTGTTTTACTTAATGGATACAAATGGATTGATGTGAAAACGTTTGAGAGAATTCCAAGATTTATCCCCAACAGGAAACCGGTATGGTTTGACGAAAGCACTGCGCCAGATTGGTTAACGAGTGTAAAAACTGTTAAAGGATCTACAATGGACGGACGTTGGTTTTGGGAAGACCACGTGCTCAAATTGGAAGTTGGTCAAAGCATCGACACAGATTACCAAACAATAACGAGACTGACATGATGGTTGAAATTGTAAAATCGTTTGTTTGGTTCGCATATAATGGCAAAGCCTGCGCGCCGGCATGCATTATAGCTTTCTTATTTGGAGTTTTTATGTATGTTGGGATATCCTTTTCACCACTATTGATAGCACTCTATATAAGATGAAACTTTACGTAGACGACATTAGAATTGCGCCCGAGGGCTGGGAACAGACTTGGAATGCGCGAGAAACATTAAAGGTCCTCAAGGAGGGCAAGATAACCCATTTGTCGCTCGACCATGATTTGGGCGATGTTGGGGAGCCCACAGGATACGATATTATGTGTTGGATCGAAATGGCAGTGTACGATAACATGATCCCACTTCCAGAAATTAATTTTCACACCGCGAACCCAGCAGGGCGCGATAACATGCAGGCATGTTTAGATGCCATCATACGGAGACAGAACAAATGAGAATTTTATTTATAGCAGCACTTTTAACTTTGGCCGGCTGTTATCAAAAAGTCGATTATAAAGATATCGAACTTGGCAATCTGTATTGTGCTGACAAAGGCGGACTTGCAGGAATCAAGGAATGGGCCAACGCCCAGACGACTTTTCGATGCGTGAATGATCCACAGCAATCTGTGTGGATTACTGAAGAAGTTGCGCTGAAGAAGTTAACACTATCGGGAGATAAAGAATGAAAAAGTTTTTTAGGAACCTTAACGAGATCTTTTATGAATTCGTCATATTCTTTTGTGACCACTGGGGTAAGATTTTAGTATGGGGCTTAGTCCTGGCCTTTTTCATTGCACTTGCTAATGTAGAGCAGGCAACATTCACTCACGAATTTAAAGAAGGTGATGTTGCATGTATGGTAATTACAGGAGACCGGGTTCAGGTCATCGAGTCAAACAGGCACAAAGAGAAAGTGGCTGTTCGTATTGCTATCACCAGTTCTACCAATAGCGACGGAGTGGTCACTACTGCACGGGAATATGATTGGATGAGGATTTACGATTATGAACTTGAGAACTGCAAATAGATAAATAAGTTAAATAATAGGATTTAACTTATGACTAACAAGCACGACGAAATGAAAACCCTAATGGAGATGATGGACAACTCTCCTTCACGTAAAATTACCGAAACTGTACTTAGCGAAGAACGGTACGGCGAAGATGCTGAGGAAATGACAAGGCTTAAAGAAGAGATTAAAGATCTTGTTGAGCAACTGTATGACGTTATTCCAAATGGTGACGCAAAGAACCGCGCAAAAGCATATTGGTATCCTCATATTATGATGGCATTGGACAATGACCACATGTGGATGGGCGGCGGAAATACTACAGTCCAAGACACAATTGAAGAGCTTAGTGATGAATTTGACATGTCCGACTACGAAGGACAAGACCCAGAGCCTAGCCGCCCATCACCTGGCCGAAGCGGCCCTAGGGGGAATTACTAATGGCAATTTTCGGAGCGTACGCCGGCGCAATAAAGGCAACATACTTAGAACTAACAGAGGCTTCAATTACATCTGGGGCAAACACAACAGTTGATATAGCAGCAGGAATTCCAGGAGCTGCGAACACTAGGGCGGGCGCTACATATGTGGTTTTACACATTACTGGCACTGGGCCTTTTAGAGTCAACATTGGAGCAGCGGCCGACGCAACAAGTTTTCTAGTTGGTGGGTCAGATGAATTCATTTGTACTATTGCTACCGATCGTCCAATTGGATTATGGGGACAAGGTGGCACACCAACTGTAACAATCAAGCGGTTTATTATTTAAATATTCTCGATAAATAGTTGTAATTATAGAGGTAATTACAACTAATGGCACAGCAAACAATAAATATAGGAACGGTCGCCAATGACAACACCGGCGATCCTATCCGCGACGCGTTCGATAAAGTTAATGACAACTTCGACGAAATATACATCACCGGCATTGGAACAAGCACTCTAGTTTTCAATCTTAATGATATCACTCCATCTGTTCTAGATGAAGATATAACCCTAACAGCAAACGGTAACGGCATAATTGTGTTCGATACCGACACGATTAATATTAGCACAACTAGAACCCCTGCAACAGGCGTTGGCGCGATAGGCGACACCGCAGGTGATATAGCCTGGGATACGGGATTCATGTATGTCTGTATTGCAGACTACGATGGTGCAACTAGTCCGATCTGGAAGAAGTCCGCAATAGTGGATCATGTATAAAACATGGGACAGCCAATCTGGCAGGTACGTAATTCGAACTTAGGTACGATTGCGGAAAATATTTTCTTTGAGTACGAGCTTAAAGCGATCGATACCGATTTGGATGTGGTAACATATTCTCACATCGCGGGCGACTTACCAGAAGGCATTTATATCTCAGGAACACAAATTGCAGGCTTTCCAATTAAAATTGTTGGTACGCCTGCAGAGGTAGACGTTGATACGTCATCCTTATTTACTATTCGCGCAACAACAACAACGAACGAAGTATCGGACGTAACATTTTCTTTGCAAGTGTCTGGTCAAAGAATTCCGCACATCATAACTCCATCGGGCCAACTAGATGAATTCTATTACGGCGAGTATGTTGATATACAACTAGACGCAATTGACGAAGATGACGCCAACGTATTAACATGGTCGGTATCTGGCGCAGTATTGCCCGAGGGATTATTCCTAGTACAAGATCCAGACAACGATAGAATAGCTTACATACGTGGTTATCCTTTCCCGGTCAGCGCACTGCCTGCAGGCACTGACTTAGGATTTGACGGTTCGAAGTTTGATGAGGACATTGGTGAATTTGGTTTCGACTACGGACTAGGCACACTTGATAAAAATTACCAGTTTACAATATCTACCACAGACGGTATTGGATATGATGCAAAAACATTCTCAATATTCTTAAAAAGCACATACAATTTATCTGCAGACAATACAGATATCACAGCTGATGACACAACTATCACAGCAGACAGATCAACAGGAATTAATCCGATCGTCACTACACCAGAGGGCGACTTAGGTACATATTTACACGACAATTATTTTGCATTCCAATTCGAAGGATATGATTTTGAATCAAATGCAATCGAGTTCAGCAACCCCGGTGGTGGACTTCCTCCGAGCTTGGCATTAGATGCAGAATCCGGATACATACATGGATTCCTCGATGTAATTGTAGATGCGGAAGAAGTATTTACGTTTGATATAATCACATATAAAATTATAGATCCGACTATCTCTAGTAACGTCTCTACATTCACAATGACAATAACTGGTGACTTGAGCACTGCCCTAACTTTCACTAACCCAACCATTATGTGTTTAGACAATGGATCTGTTAGTGAATTGTTTATTGAAGCTGTTCCAACTTTCGAAACTGCAATGACTTACACATTAGTAGGCGGACGACTTCCTCCTGGATTAACATTAACACCCGAGGGTTTAATTATTGGCCGACCAAGATTTGATTACTTTAAATTGGATGGTGGTGCTACTACAATCGACGGAGGCCCCGGCCCAGATACAAGTTGCAGTAACTTAGGCGGTTCCTTTGATAACACTTTTATTTTCGATGTTAGGGTAGTTGACGTAACTGCCGTAATTGATACCGAAATGGAATTCACTATTATTGTAGCTCCTGTAAACAACGAACCTTACGAATCCCTAACCTTAGTATCATATCTTCCAGTGCAAGACAGAATTTACTTTAATCAGTTAACCGATCAACCAGCTCTTGTGCCGAGGGAAGACGTATATAGATTAGATGATGAGAATTTCGGAATAGCGGCCGACGTTCGATTTAAATTAGTAAACGGATTGAATCCATCTAGTAGAACTTCGTACGCTGCCGCAATGACGCAAAATCATTATACACGAAAATTTGGATTTGACGAATTGCGTATTGCAGAAGCACTTGATGCAAATGGTGACTTGATTTATGAAGTAATTTATTCTGACGTGACTGACTTCCTAGAAGAAGGTGATGTATCTATTGGGCAAGAACTAGTATTAAATAATGTGTCCGCAGCAGAAGTTATCGCACAAGGAGGCATTCCAACATACAACAGTGATGGGCAATTAATTGGGTACCCGGCTAGTTTGACTAATATGCGTTTAAGGATCTTAGATCAAATAGGACAGACAAGTGTTAGCGACAATCTATTACCAAAATGGATGACTAGTCCACAACCCGATGGTAGAACATTAGGATTTATTACAGCGGTGCCTCTTGTTTATTGCAAGCCCGGCACAGCACAACAAATATTATTCAACATAATCGATTACGGGTGGGATATTAAGACACTTGGTTTTGAAGTTGATCGGTATGTATGGGATAATAGCCTGTCAGATTTAGACGATGCTCCTGCAACAACATTCGACAACGACATGATGACACTCGACAACGACGAAACAACATTCGGCTCTACCTTAGGTCAAGTCGTAATAACTGAAGAACTCCTTAAATTCCCTAAGACTAATATTTTCTCATAATTAAAATAAATAGACTTAGATAAATATAACAAATAGAAAGGAGTTTAACATAATAATGGCAAGCAATATAAATCCAAGCAATATCGACGGTGATTATCCTGTCGCGGATATTGATAACGACAGTCAAGGATTCAGAGACAATTTTGGTAATACGAGTACAAACTTTACCTTTGCTGTGTCCGAAATCGAAGACTTACAAGCTAAGGCAATATTAAAAGCTCCGCTTGATGGCGAAAGCGTAACTGACAACGTATTGACTACATTATTAACTATCGCGGTTAGTGCGCCAGCAACTGCAGGATTAAACATTGCAGAAGGCGTAGCGCCAACAGTTCCGAACGATGGTGATGTTTGGGTAACAGCAGCAGGCGCGTTCAATGCACGGTTAAATGGTGTAACAGTAGATCTGTCAGGGCCAAGCAGTAGCACAGTAACAAAATTTGCACAAGACAACACAACAGCCGTCGCAGCAGAACAATTTACTCATTCACTCGGAACAACAGACGTCATTGTACAAGTATATGATTTAACAACTACCCCAGCAACATTACAGATTCCTACCAGCGTTGAAATTGACGATGCTAATAACGTAACAATCACCTTAGCAGTCGCACCAGGGATTGGTGATTACCGAGTAGTAATAACAGG